TGTAGTGCCCGGTCTTGCCCTTGCGGACCGCATACCAGCAGGGCTCATGCATCCAGTGGTAGTCGCCCCGCGACACCACGAAGTGCTGCTTGACCCAGATGATCTGCGACCGGATCTCGAACTTCTCGGACCGAAGGCTCTGCGCCACCGTGTCGGCATGGGCGCCGCCGTGCCAGACATAGGCCACGTCGCCGGGGAACAGGGCCCAGGCCGGCGCCCAATCGGCCCGGTCGTCGTTCTGGACCTTGCCGACCGACCGCTTGCCCTCGCCGAGCCCCAGGTCGACCCCGTTCCGCCAGCTCGGGTCATACGAGACGCCATAGGGCGGGTCGGTGACCATGAGCAGCGGCTTCACGCCGGCCAGCAGTCGGCCGACCGTCGCGCTGTCTGTGGCGTCCCCACAGATCACGCGATGGCCGCCGAGCTGCCACAGGTCGCCGGGAAGGGTAGCCGGGACCAGCGGCTCCTCGGGCACGGCATCCGGGTCGGTGAGACCCGTCTTGCCGCCGCCCATGAGCTTGTCCAGCTCCTTGTCGCTCCAGCCGAGCATCGGGATATCGACGCCCATCGCCTCCAGGTCGGCGATCTCCAAGCGCAGCAGCTCGTCGTTCCACCCGGCGTTGAGCGCGAGTTTGTTGTCGGCCAGGATGTAAGCCCGCTTCTTCGCGTCGCTCCAGCCGCGGGCTACCATGACCGGAATGTGCTCGAACCCGAGCCGCTGGGCCGCCAGAACTCGGCCGTGACCAGCGATGATGCCATCGCCCTCGTCCACCAGGACCGGGACCGTAAAGCCCCATTCCCGCATCGACGCCATGATCTGCCCAACCTGCTCGTCGGTGTGCGTGCGGGCGTTTCGGGCATAGGGCACGAGCTGCGCCACAAGGCGGGGCTCGGTCTGGTGCGCGGGCCATTCCGGGGGGATTGCCAGCCCGTCACTGCTTGGCGACACGGCGGACAACTTGGGCTTCGGCATGGGTTAGAACCCGATTGTTATGGGGTTGTTTCGGGGTTGTTTTCGGCTCGACCAGTCATGCCCAAGGATTGGAAGGGCCGATCTGGGCCTTTCCTCACGTGATGCGAGCGATTTCGACTTGGGTTGGCGCAGGATGCGAAAGGGAATTTCCCTGATTTTTCAGTGCGTCGCGCCCAAGAGCATTTTCTTTCGCGTTTCTGCGCAGGCTCAGAACTGAGCCCCGCTCATTTTACTGCGGCGGCTAAAACAAGTGGCCACGCGCCGCCCCCGGCCGGATCTGCCCCATTTTGGGGCATACCCCCCCTCCCTGAGCAATCGATCCCCCCTTTTCGGGCCGATTTGAGCAATCATCGGGTCGATTTCGGCCGCAGAAGCCTTCGAATCAACGGCCCCCTCGATCGACCACCACCTCGATCCCCCGCCTCGATCTTCCGTGCCGATCTGGTGGATCGACCTATTCATCGTCGCCGCCGAGTGGATCGACCCATTCATCGTCGGCCGCGAGTACGATCCCCGGCGGCCCATTCATCGTCGGCCGCTGGTGGATCGGCTCGGATCGCCGAGCCGGGCCTGTGGGGCTGGCCAGCCGGATCGGCGCGCCCGGCTTGGTGGAAGCCCAGCGGATCACCAAGGCTGCCGTGTTAGATCCGCTAGGCCGGGTTCATCGTCGGGTTGGCGTAGATCCGCCGGGCGCGTACCAGGTCGAAAGGGCGGGGCCGGCGGCCCTGGTGGCGGCCCCTGGCCGGCTGGCCGGCGCTGGCCCAAGCTGGCCCTCTGGCTCTGGTGGTGGCCCTTGGCTCGGCCCTGTGGTGGTGGCCCTGGCCCTGGTAGGGCTGGGCTGGACCCTGGTGGCCGCACCGCCTTGGTGGGCCCCTGGTGGCGGCCCCTGGTGGCGTGGCCAACAGGGTGCGCCAGGCCGGAGCGGGGCGTAGGCCGGGCCCCAGCAAACCGTCCAGGCGGACTGCCCTGGTGCGCTGGGCCCTGGCCCTGGTGGGGCAGGGCTGGCCGGCCTGGGTCGGGCCCGTGTAGCTGGCCGGGCCGGCGGGGCTGGGCCCGGCGCTACCGCCCTGGGCTGGGCTGGGGCTCGGCGGGCCAGCCATCGGGCCCGGTTTCCACCAGCCCCAACCTTTCCCAGCGTTGCTTGGCGGAGTCATGGTGGGGCTTGCAAAGGCTTTGCAAGTTGGCCGGGTCGAAAAACAGGGCCGGGTTGCCCTTGTGGGCCCGGATGTGGTCGGCAACGGTGGCGGCCCGTACCAGCCCAATGGCGCTACACATGGCGCAACAGGGCTCGGCCTGTAGCTGGGCCCGCCGTAGGGCCCGCCACCGGGCAGTCTTGTATAGGCGGCCCCAAGCAACCTTGGCCGGCCGGGCCGGCCGGGCCGGCCGGGTTGGCTGGCCCGCCGCAGGGCTCACTTGTGTGACCCGTTGATTATCCAAATGGGGGATCTCTTTGCAACGGAATTGCTCGGTTTTCCGCCGTTTCCGACTTCCCACAGGGCCCACAAACGAGCCATAACAATGGTGTTGAAACGAACCCGGCGGAAACGCCACCAAGGCCGAAACGGCCGCAACCCGGAGAGCCCCCATGAATACCCTTTGGGCCCTGCTACTGGTAACGAGCCTGGATGGCCAAGTTGAAGCCAAGGTTGTTGATTACAACCTTACCGTTGAAGACTGCTTTCGGCAGGCCAGCCAAGAGATCAACTTGCCGGGCGGCAATTTCGTGAAGCTGGAGTGCAAACTGCAGCCCGAGGAGTTCAAGTGAGCCAGCCCAGCGAGCCTCGGCCCCTGGTGGCCACGATCCACCACAAGGGCCGCGCCTACCATTTCGACGGCAAGGTCGGAACCCGGTTTCGCGATGGCGCTACAGTTTTCGAGTTTCGGGCCCTAGAACCCGGTTACGATTTCCGCCTTTGGGCCAAGGCCGATGGCTCGGAAATAGAGGAGGACTAAGCCATGGCCAGCAACAACGAAACCGCCGTTGCCGCTTTCGTGTTTCACTTGGGCAAGGTGGAGGCTCTACTGGCCCAGCTACACGAAGCCTGCGGCGACCACCTGGGGGTGAACCCGGAAACCTTGGATTGGGGCCACGTTGGCTTGGCCCAGCGACTCCAGTACCTGTTGGAAGGGGCTGTTACTTTCGCCCAGGGCAAGGAGGCCTAACCGGGCCAGCCCAGCCCCAGCCCAGCCCGGCCCCGCCGGCTGGGCTTAGGGCAGTGCCAGGGCCCGCAACGTGGCCCGCCACCAAACCCGGAGAGCCCCATGCCCTACAGCTACACCAGCCCAGCCGAAGCCCGCAAAGCGGCCCTTGCCGCTGGCATACCGGAAAGCCGGGTTCGGGTTTGGCCCTTTGGCGATGGCTACCGCTACAGCCGGGCCGCCTAGGCCAGCCCAGCCCCAACAGCCCAGCCCGCGAAAGCGGCTGGGCTTAGGGCAGTGCAAGGGCCCCGATCCAGGCGGCCCGCAACCCGGAGAAAGAAAATGACTTCCGCCAAGATTTACACCACGAAGTCCAACGCGATCCGCGCCGCGAAGTCCGCCAATGTGGACCCGGCCACCGTGTACGCCACCGAGGGCGGCTTCACTTTCGCAACGGCGGCGCCGGCCACCGAGTCCGAAGCCCTGGTGGTGGCGCTGGTGGAAGACCCGGCCCGCCTTGTGGTGGTGGGGCCCGCCACCGAGCCGGCCAGCGGCCCGGCCACCGACTCAGGGACTCCGCTTTCGGATCTGGTGGACGAGCCCCCGGTGAAGTTGCGGGCCAAGCGGGCCATTGAGTCGGCGCGCCGTGGAGTCCAGGCGGGCCAGCCGGGCCCGGCCACCGAGCCCAAGGGCAAGGGCAAGGGTAAGGGCAAGCCGGCCAAGGGTAAGGCCGAGCCCAAGGCGAAGTCGGGCCGCAAGCCCAAGGCCGAAAAGAAGCCGGCAGAGCCCAAGGCGCCGCGGGACACCAAGCTTTCCCGTTTCGTGGCCATGTTGCAGCGGCCAGAGGGCTGCACCCTGGACGACGCCATGGAAGCCTTTGGCTGGCAACGCCACACGGCGCGCGGCGCCATTGCCGGGGCGATCAAGGTGAAGTTGGGCCACACGGTGGAAACCGAAAAGGTCGAGGGCAAAACCGTGTACCGCATCCCGGCCTAACCCGGCGGCCCAAGCCCAGCCCCGCGCGGCGAAAGCCGGCGGGGCTCAGGGCAGTGCCAGGGCCCGCAACGTGGCCCCTAACCCGGAGTCCCTACCATGGCCATTGCCAGCCCAAACCCCAGCGCCACCAGCCGAGCCGGCTATAGCACTTTCGCCGCCGACCAGGGCTCGTTTCACGTGTTTTTCGTGTCCGAAAGCGGGCTCGCCCAATTGGAGTCGGCCTGCGACGTGTATGGGCCCGGTATTACACAAGTCGGCTGGTATTGGGTTGCCGAGTTCCCTGGCTGCTTGCCGGATGGCGAGCCGGCCGGCCCTTTCAACACCAGCGCCGAGGCCTATCGGGATGCGCGCTCCGACTAGGCCAGCCGACCCAGCCCAGCCCCGCGCGGCAACAGCCGGCGGGGCCCAGGGCAGTGCAAGGGCCGGCCAGCGGCCCCACAACCCGGAGTCCCACCATGGTCACCCGTACACCCTTGGGCCAAGCCCTTTACGACTCCATTGCCGCAGCCAACGCGGCGGAGGAGGCCTTTTGCGCGGCCCTGGTGGCTCAATTTGGGCGAAAGGCGGTGGATCGCCGCTACAGCTACCAGCGCGGCGATTGGGGCCCGGATCTGGTGGCGGCCCATAGCCTGAAAGCCCAAGCCCAGGAAGTCCAGCACGCGGCTTTCCGCGCCCTGGCTGCTGGGGGTGAACTGCCCTAGCGCGAAGCCCCGCCACCAGCCAAAGCCCCGCCGGCCAGCGCCGCGCGGGGCTTTGGCAGTGCCAGGGCCAGCCGGCCCCAGCGCAACAGGAGTCGCCATGGTGGGGGCCAGCCCCAGCCCGAGCCGAACCCGAGCCCAGCCCCGCGGCCCTACAGCCGGCGGGGCTTTGGCTCGTCCAGGCGGGCCCAACGGGGCCGGCCTGGGCCGGGGGCCGGCGGCCCGGTTGCGTGGCGGCCCCGTAGGGCTCGAGTTCCTTTCGCCTAGGCTACCCTACCAGGGCACTCGCCCAAGGGCCCTAGCCGGGCCCCTGTGCGGGCCGCCTTGCCATGGCCTGCCCTGGTGGGGCGGCCCTACAGCCGGGTCGGCGCTGGTGGCCCTGGTGGCAAGCCCCTACAGCCGGGCCGGCCCTGGTGGGCCCCAGCTGGGCCCCTGGTGGCCATGGTGGCGGCCCCTTGGTGGCGGGGCCGCCTATGGCCCAAACGAGATCGCCACCAAGTCGACGTTGAACCCGGAAGCCGGGTTCCGCGAAGCCGGGCGGGGGCTCGGATCGGGATCGCCATGCCGGGCGTGTAGGACGATCGGGTTGCCCTGGCCCGCCGAGTGCGTCTCCCGGCGGACACGTGGCAAATCGGAGACAGGTGTCTCGACCGGGCCGCTCTGTGGCAGCCGGGAGACACGCTCTGTGGCCGAAATGAGACTGTTGCGGCCGGGACACACCACCGACCTCCCAAACCCCCCAGTAGATCGACGACCCCCTGGTAGATCGACGACCACCCCCAGTGGATCGACGACCGATCCGCCGAGCTGGGTCCGAGCGCCGCCGAATTCGCCAGCGGCCGGCAGAACCCCCTGGTAGATCGACGACCACCAACCCGGAGAGAAACGATGATCCTCACTTTCGACAAAGCCGGCGTGAAGGAGCTTCTCGCACACGCCTACGCATCACGGCTTCACCGACCATGCTACGCCGATCAACCCGGCGACCCGGTCAAGCCGGCTTTGCATCTGGTGGGCGACGACGGCATCTACCTGATGAGCAACGGCATCCCACCGTTGCCCGGCGGCGAGCGCACCAACCGGATCGTTTACGCCAACGAGTGCAACCCCGAGACGATGTCCTTCGACTTATGGTGGGAGACCAAGGCGGACTCGTTCGGCGGCAGTGATGGGATCGACAAGATCCCCGGCCATGACGCGCAGAATTGGGTGGATCTGAGCCCCGGCGACATTGTCCGGCTGGAGATCGGGCCGGACCAGTTTGCCCTATTGGTTCAGCCGCCCAAGCCCTGAAACAGGCACGCCCGGCTCCAGGGCCGGGCGTCTTTCAGATCGCAGGGACACGAAGTCACGATGGGGCAGATGCTGCCACACCGTGCGGCATGGCACAAGATACTGTTTTTTCGGCGAGAGTCGGCTCTACTGCTCGTCGTATGCTCGCTGGAGGTTGAGGAAAAATTCCGGTGACACCCCGAACAGCACGGCGAGATCGTCGGCGACCCGCGGCTTAATCCGGACCTCGCCGCGGATCAGGCCATCGACGGTGGTCTCGCTCACGTCCAGGACGAGCGCCACGTCGGATATCGTAAGGAAGCGGGCCTTCATCTCCTCCGCGATGTAGAAGCCCGGCGGCGGCACCGGGGCAGGCACGATCGGCGGCACCATGTTCAGTCCTCCCTCCAGCCCTGCATCTTGCGGCGCTCGTCCTTGCCGAGCATGCCATAGTGGTCGGCCAGGGTTTCGAGCCCGACCTCGACGATCCCCATCACCTTGTCCCGGTTCCGACCCTGCTGGACCGCGATCTTCACCACGTCCCGGTCGTAGCAGCAGAAGGCTACCAGGACGGCGCCGACGTGGGCCCCGACCGCAATCATGGCCAGTTTGAACCGGCGGATCGCGTCCAACTGGACATCCGGGACCCATGCGTGGTTCGCTTGGCCCCTGATCCCGAGGGCGAAGTTGCCCTCGGCGTCCTTGGCGCCGAGGACCCCGACCTCGAAGTCCTCCTTGAGCCGCATCCCAGCGGCATGCATTCGTGGCGTGATGGACTCACGCACTGCGAGACGATCAAGCGGGTTCTGAATGAGCCGGCCCCGTGGCGTGCCTATGGCGGTCCCGATGTTGCGGTCGATGATTGCTGCTGCGTGCTGGGCCCGCTCCGGTGTCTCCAGCAGCGACTGCACCCTGGCCTTGCTCTTCGCGCTCATGATCCCCTGCTGCTACGTTTCGATGCTGGCCTTGAGCTTGAGGTAGAGATCGTTCGCCTTGTCGGCCGTGAGTTCGAGCGCAGCGGAGAACCCACTGGCATCGGTGACGACAACGCGATGCGCGACCTGATCGCCGCCCGAGACGAGTGTGAGGACGTTGGTCGTGTTCCAGGCCGGCGGGAACATGGTGCGATCGTGCTTGACCTTCATCACAGCTCCTACCTGTCCAGGACGTGAGCATCCAGCCGGGTGAGGATTTCGAGCACTCGATCGAAGACCTCGATCTCGTGTTCCCAATAGCTCCGGTCATCGACCTCGGGCGGGTCGTATTTCGCCCTGCGCATGCAAGCCAGGAGCGATGTCCGCCACGCCCGGCGATGGGTCCCGAGATCGACGAGCGCCTCGGTCGCCTCCCTATCGAGCTTCAGCATCTCAGTTGACCATCGGCCGCGGGCGGCGACGAGCCCGCGCCTTGGCCCATTCATCGCGGACGCGGTCCAGGGCCAGCAGGGCCTCGACGATGAGCTTGTCGCGGTCTGTGGCGCTGGGCTGGGCTGCCAGCACGGCGCCCATCACCATCACCACCAGGAACGCCGCTTGGCGCTGATCCAGCCCCGATTTGCGCAGCGACCCGGAGATGGCCCGGCAGGCCGGCGCCATGGCATCGAGAAGCTTCTGCTCGGCATCGGGTCCGTCGATGCCGAGCCACTCCCGCGTCTCCTGGTCCTCGAACAGCGGGGTCGTCATCCGCGTGCCTTTCTCTGGACCGACCGATCGGCGGCTACTGCCTGAGGTGCTTCACCGAGCGCATCGGGCTCGCTCGGGTGGGCCGGCGCGGTGGACGGCCCGACCATCATGGATGGCGGGCGCGGGATCTCCACGTCATGAGGACGCCACAGGTGCAGGCAGTTGGGGTGGAAGTTCACGTGATCGTCCACCGGCACGTGGAGCTGCATTGCGGTCTCGCCCTCCTTGAAGAAGAGCCGCTTCACGAATGACATCTCGTGCCAATTCGGGGGCCGGTTCTGGCGCGAGACGGACACGTGATCCCAGCCCATGTCCGACGAGGCTATGACGCGGAGCGGGGCCCGGTCGATCGGCGACTGGAGCTGAAACGCACCCTCCCGGTCATCGCCGAGCGGCATGCCTTGGAGGTGGACCCGATGAGCATCCAGCAGGCGAAGGTCTCTCATTGGCTTGGTGCCTTTCCTGTGATTTTTGTGGCGAGAGCGTCGATGATCTGGCGGGCCCAAGCCACGTCGGCGGCCCAGGCTGCACCATCGGACCAGAGGCATCTCGCCAGCTCCTCGGGACCGATCTGATAGAGCCGCCCACGATAGGCGAAGTGGAGCCCGTAGAGGAAGCGCGAGGGCTCACTTTTGTCCGCAATGGGCTCTGCCGTCTTGGGCGCCGTGGCCATCACCAGAACCCTCCCCAGGCCAGCACGGAGACGTAGATGCCGACAGCGATGACGGCGGCGGGCAGTTCAACCCACGGCGGTTCGCGCCTCCGCATCGGGAACTCCGCTCCGAACGCCCGCGCCAGTGGCCCGACGAAGCGGAGGGTGAGCAGGACCGTCATAATCATTTGCGGCGTGGTCATGCGAGCAGCGGCCCTCTGGCCACCGCTTGGCCATCAGCCTTGGCCGCCTCGGCCAGGCCGCCTTCGATCACTCTGATCACGTCCGCGCCGGCTTGGGCCCGCACCGTTGCCGGCAAGGCGTCGATCATCGACGACAGCGCGACCGCCGTGGCGTAGATGGCGCGAGCCGGGTGCATGGACTCGCGCCGAATGACGGTGATGACCGCGTTCATCATCGCATCGGCCGCCGCTTCCAGCTCGGCAACCGCGCACTCCAGATCGACCTCGGTGTCAAAGTGGTTCTCGTGATCCACGTGCCAGCTCCTTGAGTTGGGCGACAACGTCCATGGCCGCGTCCATCGAGTTGCTCGCCATCGCGAGCGAGGCCAACGTGTCGTCGGGGGATAGGTTGTGGGCCTGGCCGATCAGTCGGGTGGCCTCGATGATCTCGATCGCAGCAGCGCCGATGGCGCGGATGCGAGCTTCCTGCTCTGGGCTCGCGGTCATGGGCCGGGCTCCTTCAGCGAGACGCCGACGATCGCAAAAACGTCTCGGACGATCTCCTCGGAGCCCGGCTCGACCCGAATGCAGCAGGCCAGGGCGAATGCCGCGCCAGCGATGGTCTCCCGCGGCGAGCATTTGTGCCGGCGCCCGGAGCGGTCGATTGCCGTGATCATGTCCACGACGAGATCGTCGCGGCTGGCGTCCCAAATCGCGCGGGCTTCCGGCTCGTTCATGGGACCCTCCGAACGTCCGCGCCGGATAGGTCAGCAAGCATGTTGCGAACATGCTGCGCGCGGTCCGGGCGCCGCCTGACACATTCGGCCACGACCTCGCACATCGCGGCGAAGATCTCGTCCATGTCGAATTTCTCTTTGAGGACGAGGGCCCGGAGGTGGACATAGAGAGCCTCGGTCGCCGCTTCGACCCGGAGTTCCGGATCGGGCGTTTCCAAATCTTCGATCATGACGCGAGCCTCCTCTTTTCGAGCGCGGCGAGCTTGGCCTCGGCAGCGACGAGCATGTCGGCCAGGGTGGCGAACTCGCTCCGAAGCGCCTCAATCTCGGGGTCGATCTTGATCTCGTAGCCGAGCAGATCCCGGCACTCGCGAACCCAAGCCCACGGCATCTGCAATTCCTGAGCGACCGACTGATCGGTGTGCGCGTCGAGGTAGCAGCCACGAGCCTCGTCGAAGACCCCGCGGAGCTGCTGCGCGATGCGCTTGCGCTGCTCATGCGTGGGGCCCTTCGGCAGATCGGCCATCACGTCCTCCTTCGGCTTGGGCTTCGGGTTGGTGCGGGGCTGGCAGAGCGGACACAGGTTCCGAGCCGGATTGCGCTCATCGACCTTCCAGCCCATCCGCTCGAACTTCTGGACGATCAGGTCAGGCTTGCAGTTCGGGTCCATGTGGATCGTGTCCTCGGCCCCACATCCCGAGCAGTGCAGCAGGAAGTCGGTGCGCCAGCGGTCGCCGACCTGAACGCGTTTGGTGCCGTAGGTTCGATCCTTGTGGGTGCTGATCATGCGGGAGCCCTCTTTCTGGTCATGAGCACGAGAGGGACCGCGGCGACGGTCATGTAGACCTTTCCGAGCATCTGGCCGGCAAAGAAGTCCAACGACCCGAACGCGATCCACAGGAAGAGCGCGCTATCGACGGCGGCGCCGACGACACCGGAGGCGAGCACGGCCAGGACCAGCCGGCGCCGCTGGAGCGGCGTGTAGACGGCAAGGTCGGCCAACTCGGAGGACAGGAAGGCCGCTGCCGAGGCGGCCACCAGCGCGTCCGGCGCGACCCATATCGACACGCAGCAGCCGAGCCCGATGGCACCAAAGGCTGGAGCGAGCCCGTGGCGGCGCTGGATGGCGTCGCGGAGGGCAAGCGCCAGGCCGACCATGAGCACGCCGCTCGGGGCCTCAAGGCCGAAGCCGACCGGGATCAGGCACGGCCCTTCGACGACGCAGCGGCCGACGTTTCCGATCAGCCAATTCGCGGCCGGCACTGTGAGGACGTAGAGGGTCAGGAGCATCATGCGACGAGATCCTGTTGCACCATCCGCAGGGTCCAGATGATCGGGCACTGGATGGCGTCGAGACGGCGGGCCATTCGCTCGGGGCACGTGTTGAGGGTCTTGAAGTTGCGGCCGACGTTGGCGCTGTCGACCGAAGCAAAGGGCCAGCGGTCACCGGCCAGGGCGAGGCCACGCAGCATGTGGACCCAAGGCAACCGCGGGTGGCGCTTGGCCAAGGCGTTGAACGCCTCGTCGCAACGGCGCTCCCAAATCGGGCTGCCGATCTGCCAGTACCGAGCGGAACTGCCGAAGCAGATCCGCGGCCACTCGTCGGCCAGTTCGAGCAGGTAGTCGATCTCCAGCGCCATGTGCCAGACCGGCGCCCCGAGGGTCCTCGGGAACGGCCAGGCTGAAACCATGGCCCGCTGCTCGTCGATGTCGCCGCCGATCCGGTCGGGGATGATGGCCCAATGCGGCTGCGCCAGACGCCGCTCAAGCCATGCGTAAAGCTTGCCGGTGTCGAGCGGCTTGCCGTGGCGGAAGGCGCTATACGCCCCATTGTCCCACAGCACCGACTGCCCGTTGGCGAGGCACCATTCGGCATCGTCCGGCCGCTCAAACGAGACGCAGAAATGCTTGCCGGCCATCTTCTGCCGTTCGATCACCGGGGAGATCGGCGTCCCGTGATAGTGGATCACGCTGCCTCCAGGTTGCCGATTAGACGGCCAATGATCTCCGGGATTTGCGGGACCGCGGAATTGCCGAGCGCGCGAACGCGGTCCACCCGATAGGGAAGCCAAGGAGCCACTCGATCCAATTCGGGTTCAAAGCCCCAGGCATGTGTTCCGAAAGCGGCCGCGAGTTCTGGCGCGTGGCGGTAGCACTGCTCTTCCAATCCCGAGCGATCGGTGTAGGCCACAATCCAGACCCGCTCTCTGAGGTGGCGGGCACCAATGGCGGCAGCCGGTATGCAATGCCAGACCGCATCGAACCCGAGCGCGGCCAAGTCTCCGAGAACGATCCCGAGCCCGCGAAAAGTGAGGGCATCGGTGTTTTCCACGATCGCGTATCTCGGTCGAAGATCGCCAAGCAGTCGAGCGAACTCACGCCAGAGAACGGAACGGGAGCCATGAAGCCCCGCACCTCGCCCAGCGGCCGAGATGTCCTGGCAGGGGAAGCCGCCGCAGATCGCGTCGACGGCAATTCCGGCAGCGGCAAGCCGGGCTCGGTCGAGGGATCGGACATCGCCATAGATCGGAACCTCGGGCCAATGCTTTCGGAGGACGTGGTGGCAGAACGGGTCGATCTCGCAGAACGCCACCGGGCGGAAATGACCCGAGCGTTGGAGCCCGAGGCTCATGCCGCCGATGCCGGCGAAGAGATCGAGGAGGCGGAGCATCAACGGAGATCCTCGGGGCGGCGGCCCCGCATTTTGTGTTCGTTCACCCACGGCAACCGAGGCCCTTGGATGATGTACTGGACCGGCGGGGGCACCCGCGGGCGGAGCAGGCGGCCGTCGCGCCAGCGGAGGAACGGGAGCGCCTCGTCCTGCTTGAACTCGGGTTCGGGCCCCCAAAGCCAATTGAGGAACGATCCCATCATCACTCCTCGGGCTTTCCGACGCCCCAGGGCAGGGAAACGCGGCTCGGCTGAAAGATCGACCTGTTGAGGGCCATGAAGCCCTGCTCGATGTGCGTCCTCGCGATCGAGAACCAGCGGAAGTCGATCAGGTGATTGTTGCCACCGTTCTCGGCTTGGATCGCCAGCTCCCGCAGCTCATCGAGCCGGCGCAGGATCAGCTCCTCCAGGCGCTTGTTCTCGTTGACCAGGGCAATCGCCTCATCGGTCTGCGGCCGATAGCCCTCGACCGGCAAACCATCGGTCAGCCCATCGCTCGTGATGCTCATGCTGCGGTCCTCTCGATGTCGGGGTCGTCGAACGGGCGGCCGGCTGGGGCCTCAAACGAGGCATTGGCTGCATTGAATTGCAGGACCACGACCCCCCGCTGGCCGAGTTCGGCGCGCTTGATCTTGCGGATGTAGACCTCGGTCGGGCCGCCGGGGCCTTGGCCGAAATGCGGCTGATGCACGACCAGGCCGACATCGACCTTGTTCGCCCAATGGGCGGAGCCCGAGACGTGGTAGAGGCCGGGTGCCTGACCATCGAGCACCTTGGTCGGGTGCGCGACGATCATGATGTGCATGTCCAGCTCGACCGCGAGGCGCCTCAGATCCCGCAGGGCTTCGCCGATGTACTGCGTCTCGTTCTGATCGCGGCCCCACAGGTGTTCGATCTCATTCCACGGGTCTACGATCAGCATGGCGGTGCCAAAGCGCGCCTTCGCGTCGCGCGCGATGTCGACGAACCACTTCAGGGTCATCGGCTCGTCCACATAGCCTTCGTCGGCGATGAAGGAGAGGTGCTTGGCGAGGACCAGCGCGGCATCGGCTCGCGCCGCGATCACCCACGGCTCCAGCGATGGGCCCTGACCGCTCATGATCCGGAGCAGCTCTGGCATGAGGTTGGCGTAGACCCGGTCCTCGAAGCTGGCGACCGTCACATTCCAGCCGTGGAGCTTGATCATCTGGCAGGCGAGCTGCTTCACGAGCGCGCTCTTGCCGTGGTTCGGGATGCCCGTGACGAGCGAGACCGTGCCGCGAGCGAGCCGGACGTGCTGGCGCAGCAGCGGGATGCCGATGTCGAGCGTCTCCATCGGCGGGGTCGGCAGCACGTCGTTCCACGCCCACAGGCCCCGGATGGGATAGGGCTTGCGGCTGGCACGCACATACTCGGCGAAGGCGTCCGGACCGACCTCCAGCAGGTAGTCGTTGGCGTCCTTGCAGCCCTCGGGCCAGTCGACGATATCGCAGTTGGCGCGGCCGAGCCGGGCGACGAGCGAGTGGCGGAGGCGCACGCCAGGCGCATCACTGTCGCCGGCCAGGACGATTCGGCGGCCGGCCAGCTCCTCGCGGCAGTTCCACAGGTAGCGGAAGCCGTCGTCCTGCTCGGGCTCGGGCACCTCGCCCGGCTGCTCGTTGGTCGGGCCGGCGCCGTTCGGCACCGAAATCACGTTCCAGATCCCGGCCTCAATGAAGGCCAGGGCGTCCATCTCCCCCTCGACGAAATACACGTGATCCGGGTTGCCCTGGAGGCAATCGATGTTCCACGGGATCAGCTCGCCGCCGGCATCCATCCAGAACCGCTTGCCGTGGCCGCGGTACTTTTGGTTCACGATCCGCCCGCGGCGCCGGTACGGGAAGACGATCACATCAGAGCCGTCCCGAACCTCCGAAAACACGCCGCCAGCCCGAAGGGCGCCTTGGTGGATGCCGCGGCTCAGAAACCACTTCTCGACGGCGCGGCTGATCGCCGTGGAGCCGGAACCCGTCGCGCCATCCGCAGTGGTGGCACTGCCATGCGGCCCCATCGGGCTCGATCCGGACTGAAACGCATCGGGCATGTTTCTTTTTCCTGGTGGGGCTGCACCTCGGGCAAACCGAGTGGTGCTCGCCGGGGTTGTAGGAGCGGAGCCGGAAGCCTTGGGCCTCCAGCCCGGCACGGACGTTGGCGAGTTCGACCCGCATGGCGCTCAGATCGCATAGCCACGGGGCAGCTTGTCCGGACCGGCCCTGGCCCTGTTGGCCAGCTCGGCGTTCCGGTTGGCGAGGTATTTGCTGGTGGACGTGAACCAGTTCTTCCGATCCCGGTCGTTGACCTCGGGGCCGGCCAGATAGGCGTCCCTGGCGATCAGCTCGGCCGTGAGTTCGAGATGCCGGTAGGCCGACGACCACCGATCGAAGTCCGCCTTCGACAGGCGCACCACTCGACCAACGAAGGCATACTCCCGCGAGGCATCGCCTCGCGCGCGCTCGCGTGGGAGGCTGGGATCATCAGTATGATTTCCTTTCCCTCCTTCCTCCTTCCCTTCCTTCCTTCCTCCTCCATCCTCCATCTGCGGGCTCTTTTCCCCACCGGTACGGAACCGGTTCCCCACTGGTACGGAACCGGTTCCGACCCAGGCTCGGACCTCTTCCGTCATGGGGTGGATCGCGTTCGGCTTTTTCGGCCGCTGAAACCGGGTGAAGTTCCGGACCGCGCCGTAAATCCGCCCGTCGATCTCGAACCGGCGGATGAACCGGTTCACCACCAGCACCTCCAGCAGGGGGGCGATGTCCACCACCGGTGCCGGCAGGATGCGGGCCTTCATCGTGAGCGGTTTCCACTCGAACACCCCTTGGTCGTCGGCCTCGGTCCAGAGGCCGATCAGCAGCGTCACGGCAAGGGGCGCATCGACCGTGAGCGTCATGAACGCCTCGTCGGTCAGCAGGCTCGGATGGATTGACCGGATGCGTGCCATCGCTATGCCGCCCCCAGGTCGAGGGCAGCGATGATCCGGCGTGCTTCGTTCGGGGAGAGGATGCCGGCGGATACAGCGTCCACGATCAGCGACTTGACCGTGCTGGCGGGCAGGAGATCGGCAAGCCGGTAGAAGAACCGCGACTTGGCGTCGAGCGGCCAGTCCATCGCCTCGGCGATCTCGAACAGCACCCGGTCGAGGATGTCGGCGAGCGGGGTCATACGGCAGAGCCTTCCGGATACCGGATGGGGTGCCGATGCAGCTCGTTGTAGCCCTCGCCGAGGCCGACGCTGATGACGCCGACGACACGGAGCGCGTCGAGCACGAACAGGATGTCGGCGGTCTCGACGCCGTACTGCTGGGCCATACCCTCGGCATCGAAGTCCCGGAGATCGCCGCGGTCGCTTGCCGACAGCCCAACGCCGATCAACTCGACCAGCACGGCCAGAACCAGAGCCCGGTCGCGATTGCACAGGGCAACGGCCTCGGTCACGAGGGGATGCCCGGCTAGGCCAACCCGGAGCGCGATGAAGTCAGGCGCGGTCATTGGACGCTCCGCTGCCAGAGACCGGGGCAGGCCCGGCCCAGGGCGGCCCATTCGAGGGGGAAGGTTTCCCGAAGGAAGCCGAAGAACTCCTCGACGCTGGTCACGATCGCCACGAAGCCGCCCGCGGCGACGAGGTGGCCTTGGACCTTGGGCTGCTCATCACCGGATGGCCGGCCCCCGATGGGCCGCTTGCACTCGGCATAGGCCGCCCGGCCACCCCAAAGGACGTGCAAGTCGGGGAAGCCCGCCACCAGCCCCATGCGCTTGGATCGGCTGGCGGCGGCCTTGCTCTTGGCTGGCACGGGATTGATCGCTGTCCAAGCCGGCCCCAAGGGAGGGTCCGGCATCTGCCGAAGGAACGAGATGATCTGCGACTGCACCGCATCCTCCGTGACGAGCGAGAGCTGGTAGCGGCGGAGCTGCGCCGCCGTCATGACGCCGAGCGGCGCCATCCGGCGACGAGGCATCAGTCGGTCTCGGCAAAGAGATCCGGCTGATCGTTGCCGGGCAGGACGAGGCCCAGCACCTCGGCGTACTTTTCGACCATCGGCCAGTCGGCGGACGTGACCCGCGCGCTCTTCCCGGTGCGGTGGAGATGGGCCAGGAAGGCCACGGCCACGGGCACCAGCTTGTCGTCGGCCTCCGCGGTGGCCAGAGCCTCTTTCCGCTGCGCCTTGAGCCCGTCGATGTCCCGGTCATAGCCGGCGATCGTTTCAACCGCGGTGGCGAGCCGCTGTTTCAGGGCCCGGCCGCTGTCGGCCATCTTCTCGAAGTCGACCATAGGAGCCTCCCGTGGCCGGCAGCGCCGGCCAGTTGGTGGTCAAGCGGCGTTTGCCGGCTCGTCGTCCCGCGTGATCTCCGCCTGCATGCGCAGCGGCATGAAATCGGCGGGCACGTGCTGCTCCAGGCGGCGGAGGGTATCGAGGGTCACATTCCCAACCCCGCCCGGCCGAAGAAATCGGGTCAGGGTCCCAGAACTGAGCCCTGTCAGGCGAGCAAGGATCAGCGGCGAGCGAAGGTGCGGATCGAGGGACTCGATCCATCGCTGCACTCGATACAGGGCGGCGTCGCAATAGAGCATGCCTTGATGAATGCGCGTTTTGCGGATCGCCGCAACTATAAACGCAAAGAAAAATGCAGTGACCTAAAATCAGGTCACAAACCGTGAGCGGTGACTTTAGAGAAACCGCCCGCCTTCACTTTTCGTGTACGGGATATTTATGCCCCATAGCGCCCCATAGTACCCCACGGAGGCCTTATGCACTTACAAACCACAGACTTATCCACAGGACGGACGAAAATCGGAAAGAAAACGCGCTTGACCGCAAAACGACGTGACCACATGATGACAGCATCGTGAAGGGCTCGGATGTGAGCCCTGGCAGATACCTCACTCAACCCCGCCCAAAGGGTGCAACCGGAGATCGGTATGCGCGCCACGCCCCCGCTTTATGTCCTGGTCTGGTGGAGCATTCAGGAGCGGAAGCACACGGTCACGATCTACGACCGGATCGATGATGCCTGCGGTGCCTATGACGAGAGCGAAGGCGGCGACGACGTGGTAGCGGCGGCCAAGCTCCTGGAGGTCGTGGCCTCGGGTGTCGGCCGGACCCATTGGGTGCCGTTCGACATCGCCGCCGCCCATCGCTGGTGGACCGAAGACAAGATCGACGACGCCAGGGAACGAGATCGGACCCGCGCCATGGTCCGGCGGGAGCAGATGCCGTGAACCCGGTTTTCGTCTCCGCACTCGCCGCCACCTTCGCCTTCATCGCCGGCTTCGGCATCTCGATGTTGATCAACAGTGCCATCCGTGGACCGCTGCGCTGGACGAAAGGGGACAAGGCCGCCGCGGCGCTGATCGTTGGGGTCTTCCTGGCGCTGATGTGGATCGCGGCCCTCGCGAAGCTCGTGGTGTCGGGATGACCGGCGCGGTCCTCGTCATCAGCGCCACGTTCCTCGTGCTCTATGGCTTCGCGCTGCTCCTCTCGCCCGTCTGCCGATCCGGCCCAGCGGAGGTCGTGTTCGGCACCGTCATCCTCGGCGCCGGGGTCGCCCTGGCCTTGTGGGGAATTCCGCTCGCCTATGTCGCTTTCGGGATGAAGCCATGAATCGCAGCCTCACTGCCGATGCCGCCGCTGATGCCTCTTTGCGCGAGGCGCTGCTGCGGGAGTTCCCCACTCTGGCCGAGGACGAGCCGGCGCTGCTCGACACCCTCGACGGCATCTCGGATTTTCCGGAGCGGTGCCGGGCGCTGATCGTCTCGTCCTTTGACGACGAGACGATGGCCGAGGCGCTGGCCGCGCGGGTCAAGAAGATGGCGTCTCGGAAAAGCCGCCTGGAGGATCGCGCCGCCCGGAAGAAGTATCTCGTGCAGGCGGCGATGGAGACCGCGGCCCGGAGGCGGTTCGATTTCCCCGAGGCGACCGTCACCCTGACCAAGGGCAGCCGGCACGTGATCGTAATCGACGAGGCGGCGCTCCCCGACGCCTACGTGAAGATCATCCGGAAGCCGATCAAGGCCGACATCAAAGCGGCGCTCGAAGACGGCGACGAAGTGGCCGGCGCCGTCCTGTCGAACCCGGCTCCCACCATCTCCATTCGGCAGGGCTGATCATGATCCGCAGCGAACAGATCGACAAGTTCGCCGAGGCGTTGGCCAAGGCGCAGGGCACGATGCGCAATCCCGGTCGGGACCGGCCAGTGGAGGTCGAGACCAAGAGCGGCGCCAAATACACGTTCAAGTATGCCACCTTGGATGCCCTGATCGACGCCGCCCGCGCTGCGTTGAGCGAGAACGCCATCGCCTGGATGCAGGCGCCCGAGTATTCCGAAAAGGGCGTGCTCGTTGTCACCACGCTGCTGATGCATGCCTCGGGTCAGTGGATCGAGACCGAGATCCCGGTGGTGCTCGGGCGCGAATTCTCGGCCCAGCAAATGGGCAGCGCGATCACCTATGCGAAGAGGTACGCTTTCGGCGCCGCTGTCGGCCTGACCGGGGACGAGGATGACGATGGCGGCCTCGCCGCCGGGAACTTCGTCCGCGACCGGGTGAAGGGCGCCGCGCAGCAGGGCTATCGCCAGGGCGCACAAGCTGGCCAAGGCGCCCGCCAGGCCGGACGCCAGGCCGACACGGCCAGCAGCCAGCCGTCACCGCCGGTGCCAACTCCGCAGGAGGGGACATCGGGTGGCCGGCACTTCGTCCTGTCATTCCCGCCGGACACGTTTACGGGCCGGGTCGTGGAGCGGAGGTTCCCGGCCAACGGCAACGGGGCCCGAGAATTCCTGACCAATCTGATCCGCGGCCTCGGGACCAATCGGAAGTTGATCGACATCCAGGAGAACAAGGATGCCGTGCAGGCCATCCGGGCATGGGCCGCGTCCGACCCCGAGCGCAATAGCTGGGCCATCGACCTGATCGTCGAGGCCGAGACCCTGGCTGCCAAGCCGATGGATTTGACGCCATGACCAGCCACGGCAAACTGCGCCGAGCGGCGTCCGAGGCCTTGGCCGAGGTCTGGGCCATCATGGATGGGAAAGGTCAGAAGTTCCTCGCCTGCAAGGCGGACATCGCCCTGGACGATGTCGAGGGGACGTATACGGGGTATCTGGCCGAGGCCAGTTACGCGATCGAGTGCCTGGAACACCGCGGCTTCACGGTCGCTCCGGTGGGAGCGAGCGAGTGAGAGAAGAACCGATCATCGCCGACTTCGTGCAGCTCAAGGCCATCCCGAGCCGCGGGGTTGTGCAGATCCTCTTCGAGGCGCCGATCGAGGATGGCGACGAGGTTCATCGGCGGCTCGGCGGTTTCCCCCTGCCGGGCTCGTCCAGGCCCTGCGCCATCGTCACCCTCGACCCCGAGGTGCTCTCGGTGAAGACGAACCGTGAGTTGGAGCCCCCGGAGCGGCAGTCGTGGCGAAAGCTGCCGTTCGTCAAGCAGGCCGGCATCCTGTGCAAGGACCCGGCTTTCCAAGCGTGGCTCAAGGTCGACAGCGAGGAGGCGGCGGCCGAACAGGTCCGGCGGATCTGCGGCTGCAAGGAGAGCCGGCGCGAGCTGGACCGCAACCCCGACGCGGCCGGGATCTGGACGCGGCTGTCGGACCGCTTCCGCAGTCAACGCGACCGCGAGAGCCAGGAAGCATCACTTACGAGGAGGTAGGCATGGACATGGGCATCGCGAACATGCGCAAGCCGAGCCGGCCCCGGCTGGACCAGCGGAAGGGCCTCGTCGCTCTGCTGGCCAAGACCCCGGTTGGCGAGATCGTGACTTACGCGGCCATGGGCAAGGCCGCGGAGATGCAGGACATCCGGGAGGCATGGCACGTCATGTATGCCGCCAAGGAGGATGTCCGTCGCCGGCTCGGCATTCAGTTCGAGACGGTGAAGGAGATCGGCCTCAAGCGGGCCCGGTGACGATCATGGCCAGGCCGACCAAGGAGCGTGTCCGCGATGTGATGGAAGAGGTCGAGGAACTCGATCTTCCCGAGGGCGCGCACTGGATGCTGATCCACGAGCGCCTCGGGCTGGCGTATGGCGACGTGTTCGACTTCATCGCCCATGACCCGGAATTCTACGGCTACGAGATCAAGGAGGGATAGGCGATGCCGACCATCACTCGCGCCGAGGCCAGGAGCCGCCTCCCTGTGGTGCTGGGCCTGCGGTTGCCCGAGGCGGCGGCCTATATCGGCATCGGCGTTGAGAACTTCCAACGGCTGGTACGGGCGAAGGTGATGCCGCCACCCCGGAGTGTCGGGGGCGTGCAGACGTGGGACTGTGACGAGGTGACCGCAGCGTACAAGGCGCTCCCGCACATCGATGTCAAATGGGAGGAGGTCCCGCCCCCGATCAAGGACACGAGCTGGGACGACGCGTAGGTCACACAAGTGAGCCCTAGGTTTGTAAAAAAAGCCCTTCCAGATCTGCGGCGAAGGGCACTAATGTGTGCCCTGGCACATACAAGTGCCCAAACCCGGAGACCATAATGTCACTGACCGAATTGAAGCATCTGCGGTCCATTCCGAACCCGCACGGCACGGCCTACTACTTCGTCGCAACCTATCTCCCCGCAGCGGACCCAGCGGCGCCAACCAAGGCGCCCAGCCGCCCGATCACGGTCAAATTTCGGTTGCCCGGCGACCCCAGCAGCCCGGTCTTCACCCGCGAGTATTATCGCACGCTGGAAACGCTCCAGCGTGGCGCCGTTTGGGTGAGGTGACCACGATGGCCACCGTCACCCTCAAATACGTGAACACCTTCACCGACCGGCATGGACGAGAGCGGTCCTATTTCCGGTTCCCGAAGCAGAAGGCGGTGCGGTTGATCGGCAAGCCGGGCTCCCCGGAGTTCATGGCGCAGTACAACATGGCGCTCGGCTTCGTCCCCCAGCAGGCCCCGCTCCCCGAGGCGATGAAGACCAGCACCGGGCAGCAGACGTGGAACGCCGCGGTGAAGGATTTCCTCGCGGTTGGGCTCGGCAAGCAGGGCGAGGAGTCGCGGAAGAAGACCCGGCGCATCTTGGCCATCTTCTGCAAGGTCCATGGCCACCGGTCGGTGCGCGGCACCCCGGTCGCCAAGATCGAGGAATTTTTTGCGACCTACCACGATCGCCCCGGCCAGCATAACAACCTGCTGAAGGCGCTGCGCCAACTGGCCAAGTTCGTGATCCGGCGGGGTTGGATGGACCGCGACCCGACCCTCGGGGTCGAGAAGCTGGAGATCGGCAAGCACCACACCTGGAATGAGCAGGAGATCGCTCAGTACGAGACGCGATGGAAGGTCGGGACGCGCGAGCGGACGGCCTTCACCCTGTTTCTGTTCACCGGGCAGCGCGGGATCGACGTTGCCAAAATGAAGTGGCCCGAGATCCAGTGGTTCACCGATCAGGAGGGCAACCGCCGGGCGACCATTGCCGTCCAGCAGAAGAAGGGCAAGGGCGCGAAGAAGGACAAGACCCTTTACATCAACTGCGAGCCCGAGTTGGTCGAGGCGCTCGATGCGTGGCGGGAAACCTGCGAGAGGGAAAAGATCCCGACCGACATCCAGCAGCACATCCTGCTCAACAGCATCCACCAGCCATTCATCGCCTCCCGCTTGAGCGTCTGGATGGCCGCCAACTTCGATGCCGCCAAGCTCCCGAGCCGATGCGTGGCCCATGGCCTCCGCAAGGCCGCTGCCCGGCGGCTGGCCGAGGCTGGCTGCACCCCGCACGAGATCATGACCGTGACCGGCCACGAGACCCTTTCGGAGGTGCAGCGGTATTGCGAGGAGGCCGAGAAGGCGCAGCTCCAGGAAGGAGTGCGGCGCAAGATGCGTGATCGCTTCCGGCTTGTGGGTTGAGGGAGGCCGCGATGAACATCCTGGACGAACTCGCCCGCAAGCCCGATCTCGGCGACCTCCTTGTGGCTTTCAAGGACGACGCCGAGCTGTCCGCGGCCCTGGCCGACGCCGCCGCTGGCCGGGGCCTTGCGCCCCAATTCGCCCTGCCGCTGGCCGTGGCGTACATTCGCCGCCTGGAGGCCACTGTGCGCCACCTGGAGGCCGCGCAAGCCCCAGCGGCGCCCGCGGTGGCGAAGGGAGGACGGTGATGCCGCTCTTCCTTTCCGCTCTGAAGAACATGGTCCGGCGGATGGTCGAGGCTGGCCGCACGGTCGAAGAGATCACCGGCATGCTCGGGGGCCCGCAGGCCCCCGAGGTGCGGCGCTGGGCCGAGGAGGCCGCCAAGGCACAGAAGGGCGCGCCAGCGGCGCGGGAGGTGCCGCAATGAGCCTCCGCCTGTCCGTCACGAAGGTGCGCCTCCTCCAGGACGGCGCTGCGCACCCCGATGGGGTCATCCGTGGCGGCGGCCGGACCGGCTTTGATCGGCACCGGATCAAGGTTGCCTTGGCCGACCTGGAGGCAGCGGGGTTGATCGTCCCGAACGCTCACGGCGATCATTACATCACCGATGCCGGCAGAGAGGCGGCGTCGAAGGGAGCGCAATCATGAGCGGCAAAGCTACGACGCGCATCCGGCAGCGGCGCCAAGCCCGTCGCGCCATCAAGGACACCGACCTCAAGGCCATCGGCTCGGGCAAGGTCAAGGACGTGTACCGGAGCCACGGCAGTCGCGCGCTGCTGAAGCCGGGCGCCGCGGTCGGCAGAGGCTGGGCTTACACGATTCGTTGGAAGAACCGCGACGGCGCTGAAAGAGAGCAGAGCGCGGCCATTTCCGTCTTGACGATCCTGGCCCGACACATTGCCGCCGAGGTTGAGGAGATCATCGTCAACGGGGGGCGCGATGTCCGCATCGACTATGTTCTGGAGGGCTCGGAATGACCAGCATGCAGGCCCCGCGTGTCATGGGGCACACCAATGAGATTGACCCGAGCAGCCGGTATTGCACCCGCTGCGGGAAGGCGATCTCGGGCCGCGTGGCATGGCTGGAATTGGACCGGCGGGATAACACCTATCACGATCGGGAAGATGTCCCTGAGGATCAGTCCCAGGGCTGGTTCCCGTTTGGTGTCGATTGTGCCAGAAGGCTCGTCGGTTGAGGGGCTCGGAATGACCGGCCCCCTGGAGCGGCGCGCAAAGCGCCGCCTCGACTCCGCCACGCGCAAAGTCGCGCGGGCGCAAGCGGACACCGAACGCGCCAGGAAGTTACTCGTGGACGCGCTGATCGAGGAGGCCGATGCGCGGCGCGAATTCGAGGACGCCCGGTGGTCGGAGAAGATGCCCGGCCACCCGCGGCGGGGTGAATAGGGAACAGATCAACCGGGTCCTTTCTACAAACCTTTTACAAACCTGCCCGAAACTCCAGGATTTCTGCGACATACAGGGCGGAACAGAAGAACTTCCAGGAACCGGCGTTTCACGTGAAATCAACAGGTTAGGCGTTACAAACCGGAATCGGCGCCCCAAGGCGCCCCAAGGCACCCCACGCCGACTTACAAACCGCGATGCATGAAAACAGGGCCGCCGGGCATCCTCCAGGCGGCCCTCACTCTGTGGGTGATGGAGTGCTTTACATCACCGTTGGGGCACAGTATTGTGCCCTCATGAACGCCAAGCTTCTCCTACGCAACCGACTGATCCTGACCGAGACGGCTTTCGTCGAGATGGTCGTTTGGGCGGTGCCGGCCCCGGTGCCGGGGAGCAAGCACAACGTCAAATACCGCCTCGCCCTCGTGTCCAAGGGCGAGTGCGTGATGCGGTACGACAACGAGCGCGGCAAGGGCGACCACAAGCACCTCGGCAGCACCGAGATCCCTTACCGCTTTGTCGATGTCGAGACCCTGCTGGCCGACTTTCGGGCGGATGTTGCAACCTGGATGGAGATCCTGAAATGAACACCGTTACAATCGGCGTCGCGTCCCTGGCCGACACTGAGGCTCGCTTCATTGCGGCGTACAAAGGCGAGCCCCAGGAGCCCCGGATTGATTTCCGGACGTTCGAGGCGCTGCACAAAGTGATCACGCCCAAGCGGTGGGACATCCTGCGGGCGATGGCCGGCCAGGGCGCCATGACCATGCGCGAGATCGCCCGGCGGGTGGACCGCGACTTCAAGGGCGTTCACACCGACATCCATGCGCTGATCGATGCCGGTCTCCTGGACCGGCAGATCATTGGCACCGAGTCCGGGGTGCTGTTCCCCTACGATGCCATCCACCTGGATGTCACCATGGCTGCCGCGTGAGGGAGGGGGCGATGACCAATCACAAGTACATCGTGATCTTCGACAGCCGCGCCGGATGGGCACTCGCCCACTGGTGGTCGCAATCACGCGCGCCGAACGGGGTCTATGAGACCGATGCGACGCCGACGTTTCATATCATCGGCGAATGGACGCACGACCGTGGCCGGATCGAAGGCGAGGCCGATCGGCTGAATGGTCGCGCAACAGCAGCCACCGTCTGAGAGGCGGCGGACAGGTGACGCCTCCCCAATTCGAGGCCCTGAAGACGCTGTTTACGTCGGGCCACAAGCCCGAGATATGGGGGTCCGATCAAGCCGGCTGGCGGATCGGGCCCCTCTTCGTCGTCTCGGTAGGCACCAAGCGCAGCCTCGAACGGCAGGGCTGGATCAAAGCGCTCCGGGCTCGGATCGAAGATGGCCAGACGACCGAATGGTTCGGCGCCACCGATGAGGGCAGGCGAGCCTACATCGCTGCTGGCGGCGATCCCGGCCAGCACGGGCGGAGCCGCCGGGCCCGGCAGAGGAGGAGGTAAATGATCCGTTACTGCGACGGCTCGCTCTTCGAAGCGAAGGCCGAGGCCCTGGTCAACCCGGTCAACACGGATGGCGTCATGGGGGCCGGCCTTGCGAAGGAGTTCCGGAGCCGCTTCCCCGAAGCAAGCCACGCCTACATGGCCGCGTGCCACCGCCAAGCCCTCCAGCCAGGGCGCCTGCACGTGTTCGACTACAAGATCGGCTCGGTGCCCAGGTGGATCGTCCACTTTCCCACAAAGCAGTCGTGGCGCCAGCCGAGCCGCCTGGAATGGGTGTCCTGGGGGCTGGAGCGCCTTGCCGCGTCCCTCCAGCGGCGCGGCATTGCTTCCATCGCCTTGCCGGCCCTGGGCTGCGGCAGAGGCGGCCTGGAATGGCTCGCGGTCCGCGAGGAAATCATCCGGCATTTAAGCACCCTCGACGGGGTTGAGGTGCTGGTGTTCCCGCCGCAGATTTCCTGATCGCGGTCAGCTCGGCCGTGGTATATCGCTCGAATGACCCGCGCTCTGCGATACCGACAGCAATTGAGTCGATCATCCTTCTGATTTGGAAGGGTGGCAGAGCGGTAATGCGTCGGTTTGCTAGACCGTAGCCGGGGCCAGTCCTCGCGAGAGTTCGATCCTCTCCCCTTCCGCCACGGAGGGCGCCGCTGAATGGCCGGCAACTGGTCCCGAAAACCGGGGTAGCGTGACGAACGCTAGGGGTTCGATTCCTCCGCCCTCCGCCATCCTCCCGCTCGGGCGTCGTCTAGCGGTAGGACACGGGGCTTTGGTCCCTGCAACGTTGGTTCGAATCCAGCCGCCCGATCCATGGGCGCCTTTCCCGTCACCGGGCTGTAAACCCGGCGCGATATCCGAGACGGGTCGGCCGCGAGAGGTTCGAATCCTCGGGCGCCCACCAGCTCGCCAAGGGCATTGATCTGTGCCCTGCGAAGGGCATTGATCTGTGCCCTGCGTGGGATATGATGTTGAGGCCGAGGCGGTGTGGAAAGCAGACACGCAGCCAGCAGCGAAGGTGTCCAGCGGACGCGCCCGAGGCACGGCACACAGGCCCTCGAATGAGCCGAATATCGGTGACGTTGGATAGAGCCGGATTAGCGCCCGGCCCTTGGCGAACCACACCCTGATCTCGCGGAGAGCGGTAATGCCCGGCGTCACCTATGCCATCGCCGACCTGCACGGTCGCTTCGACATCCTGGAGGCGGCGCTGGAGGCCATCGCGGCTCATGCGAGTCAGCCTGGCACGATTGTTTTCCTCGGCGACTACGTAGACCGGGGGCCGCAGAGCAAACAGATCATCGACCGGCTCATGGCCGGCCCCCCGCCCGGCTGGACCTGGGTCTGCCTCAAGGGAAACCACGAGGACATGATGTTCCGATGCGTCGGCCGCTTGGCGGAAATGCTCTGGTGGATCGGCAACGGCGGGGCCGAGACTCTGCTTTCGTATGGCCATCCGACGACCGGCCGGATCGACGCTGGGGTGGTGCCGAACGAGCACCTGAGTTGGCTGTACAACCTGCCGCCGATCTACGTCGATCGGCATCGGGTCTTCGTCCATGCCGGCGTGGACCCTGCGGTGCCACTCGATGAGCAGCGCGAGGAAGTCCTCCTGTGGAAGCTCTACAATTCCGCCGACGAGCGAGGTCACCGTCGCCGGCACGTGGTCCACGGGCACGAGCAATTCGCCGAGGGCCCGATCCTGCTGGCCGGCCGTACCGATCTCGACACCTTCGCTTGGTTCACGGGTCGCATCGTCGTTGGCGTCTTCGATGACGGACTGCCCGGCGGTCCTGTCGATCTGATCGAGGTCAGGTGCGAGCCGACCCGCCCCAGGGATCTGACCAATTACATGGTGGCTGCAATGACGGCCGAAGACGAATAGGCGAAGGAGAGCGGTGATGCCCGATGGATCAGTCAATCTGACCACCACCAACCTCGACATGCTGATCGCGCACCTGGAGGCTGTGCCGAACGTCGGCGAACCCGGATGGCTCGACCCGGTGACCGGCAAGCGAGTGTGGTTCTATATGGCCGCGTGGTGCAGCGACAACGGCGAGTGCGGCACGGTGGCCTGCTTGGCGGGGCACGCCGCGCTGCTGGCAGACCCGGTTCGCTTCTGGAGCGGGCCGACACTCGAAAACGCTTGGCCGTTTGATTCAATGGTCCCGTATGTAGCTGCCAAATGGCTCGGGCTGAAAAAGCACATCGCCGACCAACTGTTCCACGCTTTCGACTGGAGCGGCGCCGTTGCCTACATGGAGCGCATCACCGTCGCCGAGGCGATTGAGACGTTGCGTCGGCTTCGCAACACCGGGCGCGTCGACTGGTCCCACGCCATCGGCTACCAGAAGCATTTGCCGCTCGCTCTCGGTGCCGGCCAGCTGGGCACGAACCCGAGCCTGCTCATCGTGGATGAATGATGTCACGGCGCTCGTTTCCTGATCCGAGTAGCGACGAGGCCCGGCAAGCGCTCCTGGACAATCGGCAGGAGCGCAGCCATCCCAAGCGCCACCGCACCCGGCGCCGCAGCAAGGCCCTACAGGCCAAGGCGCTTCGTCGGGCCGCCGTGGCCCAGGCCAAACGCGCCAAGGCCCTACAGCGCCACCGGTGCGCGGCGAGGGCCTATTGGCGGGGGGAGGCTGATGAGCACCCGTAGGCGCGATCCTATTCCTCGTCCCGCGTGTCGCGGCGCGGGTCGGCCTTCGGCTTGAACAGCACGCACAGGAGGCAGGCGGCTACGACCACCAGCAGGACCATCCAGCCATACTCGTTGGCGGCGGTGCCGGGGTCGCCGTTCAGATCGTATTGCGAGTTGTACATGGCCGCGTCTCTATTTCAGCCGGAAGACAACGAGAAGATCGCCAGATTCCTCGTCGGCGATGTCCTGATCGTCCACTTGGGCATACACCCGGTCGACGCGGTCGCCGAATAGGTCAAGGATCGCCTGGGCTGAACGAAGCCGTACCGCCGACCCCACGATATAGCCCGTGCGCTCGGCTGCGACCTCCTCTGGCGACTTCCGGCCCCACTCGATACCGATGGCGACGATCCCGCCCGGCTTCGTCACTCGCGCGATCTCTCTGGCAGCGATGTCTTTCTGGTCCGAATACGATATGACCCACCCGGCGACCACGACATCGAAGGTCGCATCCGAATATGCCATGGCGTGCATGTCGCCAAGCTCGATGGTGGGCGAATAGGAGATCAGATCGAGACCGACTATGTTGCCACGACGGAAGCCATGGGCGACGAGGTTGAAGATCTCGCCTTCGGTCCGCGGCCCTACTGTGAGCACCCTGAGATCTGCGAGGCTTGTCCTCCGGGCGGCGGCCCACATCGCGATCGGGTAGATCAGTCGAACGGACCGCTCGACGTGGAGGTCGAGCATGCCGCGCAGGTTGTGTTGGAGCGTCGACTTGGCGACGCCGCCGGTCGCGCCGGCCGTCCTCATGCGGCGAAGCAGCAGCGCATACCACGCGAACCGGGTCGCGCTGATCCCAAACCGGATCAGCTTCGTCCGCAAAAGCTCGCGTGGAAAATCGCGGAACATCGGCCAGATCCAATTCCGGAAAGCCCGGCGGAATGAGCGGCGATGTTTGGTGGTGCTGCCATCCGCAGACAGGAAATCAGTCACTAAAAAGCCCCCCCTAAATAGTCGCGAAGCGTGGGCGCGACTGCCGAACGGAGTCAATACCCAGCTCACATAATTAGTTAGGTCGGCCCGGCCAGGCTGAATTGGCGCCTATGGCGCACAAAGCCCCACAAGGGCGCCTGCTAGGCGGACCCGCCCCGGAGACTACCGGCGGCGGTGGCACGGCCTTGACGCGCCACTTGTGCGTGGCACAGGGGCATTCTGATGATGGGGGGAATGGTAGCCGGGCCGCCCCGGCCTCTCTCGCGCAAAAAGGGACGGATAGCGGCCCGGCCGGTGCGGATGGTGTGGGTCAACATTCGCGCGCCAATTATAGCCGTTGCGGACTCCCCGCACAACACGCTGGACGAACATTGGGGGGCGGCCGGTCCCTTGTGAGCCCACGGCGGTCGAAGCCGCAGTCGGGAGGGGGACCGGCCGCATCGGGCGCCGGCAACGAGGGGGGCTCGATGGTGGCAGACCCGAGGCTGGCCAAGACGGCTCGTGCGTGACGTGTTGGCGCAACGGAATCATATGTGAGCCCTGAATCGGTGTCCATCCCGAGCGCATCCGGTGGCCAAGCCGGGCGCCCTGCGCTATGGTGCCGCCGAGGCACCTCGCGACGGCGCTTCATAGCGGTTGTCACCGTCGCACTGCGCCATTCCTCTCCGGGTTGGGCGCAGCCAGGATGCCAAACTGAGCCCCGCTGGCCACGAGCTGGCGGGGTTTTCTTTTGCGCGCCGATTCAAAACGGGAAAGCATATGCCGCCCGCAGGACGCGGGTTTCCCTTTGATGGAGAGCGAGATGGCGTTTGCCCTGGACATGGATGTCGTTGGCAGGGATGCGGGCAAGGTCGCCGAGCTGCTGCGCGCGGTGGCCGACCGGATCGAAGGCGGCGAGAAGGAAGGCGAGATCGCGGACGGCGATGAAACCGTGGGCGAGTTCGCGCTGGAGGAAGACGTGCTCGGTGAGGCAGGCAGCGAAGCCGCAGACCCGGTCGACGAACCGTAGGCCAGAGCGGAGTTGAACCGCGGCATGGCGATCGTCCCTCCGCTTTGCTATGATCTTCGCGGGGCCGAATGCTCCTGGGGTCTACATCCTCGAACGGTGAAGATGACCCCGGAAACCCTTGTCGGCCCCGCCCTCCCTTCAAGCCCTGCTCATCGCTTCGATGTTCTCCTCGTCGATCTTCACGACGAGCCATTTCGACCACCCCAAGGGAGCGGGCCCGGCTTCCGCGCTCGCGTCGGCGATGAAGCCCCTAGCGATCAGACGCTCGGCCGACGCGATCTGATTTGGACTGCACAGGTAGTAGCCGGTCGGGGTCACATCCCAGGCGTGCAGGCATGCTTTGATCACGTCCATTTCGCCGGGCTCAAGGCCCAGCTCGCCAAACGTCTTGGTCATTTCTGGACGCTCTCCGCCTTCCGCATCGCCTCGATATTGGCTTCGTCGATCTTCACGACGAGCCAACCGTCGCTGCCATCGCCACGCACCCTCGGGGACATCCCCGCCTCGCTGGTCACGTTGGTGATGAACCCTTTGTCGATGAGCCGCTTGGCCGATGCAATCTGCCCTGGGCTGCACAGATAGTGGCCATTGGGCACCACTGTTCGAGCCCACAGGCAATCCCGAATGACGCTGGTCTCGCGAGGCCGTAGCCCCAGCTCGCCAAAGGTCTCGGCCACGCTCAATCCTCCCTTGGCTGCTGGTGCTCGATCCTATCGGCCTCCGCCCGAAGTGCGCCCGCAAGATTCGGGGGGTGGGCACCCTCGGCCAGAAACCGATCGGAGACGGCCTCGATGGTGCTGATGAATCGCTCCATCCGCGACCGCGGGCCGGTGTCCTCCGCCGGTTCCGGCAGCGCACCGCAATCCTCCGACAGCAGCCCACGCTCGGCCGCCAGCTCCTCCAGCAGGCGGGTCGCGACATGGAGCACCACCGATGCCGGATGGCTCGGGGCCAGCTCCGCGCGCTCCCGGCCGAGACGCACGATGGCGTCAATCTCCATCGCACGAGGCAGCTGGTATTCGCGCGGCTCGAACGGCGCCGCCCTTGAGATCGAGCCCGCCATCTACGCGTCTGCCCCTTCGACCCAGCACCGCCGATCACATTTGCGGCAATGGTAGATGACATCTTCATAGCCGCCGCAGGATGACTCCCATCGGCGATACCAGACATCGCCCGAGCCACAGGCGCGGCAGCGGAAAGCCGGGGCCTCGGCTGCCGTTGGCTTCCAGTCAGAAGTGAACTCTCCGGGGACCGGCCGATCCGTGTGCATGGTCACTCCCACTTGAGGTTCGTGAAATCAGGGTCGATCGCGTACCGACTTTTCCCCGTCTTCAACTTCTTCTTCGTGATGCCGCCAAGCCAGGGCGAACCGAGGCAGCCGCAGCCGCCAATCATCACGCGGTGCTTGAGACTGATCCTTCGAAGCTCGGCGAGGAATGCTCGGGCGCGATCATCGAAATCGTCTTCGTCCATGCTCATCTCCCCTTCGGCAGGGTGTCCTCGAACCGGCGATGCTGCTGCCCGTCAAGCTGAACGTCGCCGATGTTTTCGCAGCCGATCATTTTGACCCGCAGGCCGATGTTGTTGCCGGGCCCGAGCTGATTCATCAGCCACCCGACGCAGTATGCTTCTTGGCCCGGCGGGTGCTCGTGGCAGGCCATGACGTGCCGCTCGCCGGTTGCCGCGGACAGATCGCCAGGCCGAGCTATGGTCGAGGCGAGGTCCCGATGCAGCTCGACTTCGTATCCGTTCGGGATCTCGTAGGGATTGGTCGACACCTTCCACGGGCACTTGGCACATTGCCGAACCCTATCGAGTTTCCAGCCCATGTCATTCCTCCCAGGGCCGCGCCGGCTGCGCGTTGCGGATGAAGGCGTCCAGGCCGAGGAGGGCGTGGCGGGTCCTGCTGCGCCCTATCTCGCGGGCCATGTACTCGGCACAGATCGTCATCATCGCCGCGAGCATCTGCGTTCGTTCCGTCTCGCTGGTGGCGTGAGCAAGCATGTCCTCGACGAATGTGTTGATCAGCGGTGGCTCCTCGGTCGGGTCACGCATCGTGCCGGCGTCCCGTGGCCGCGAGCTGATGGATCTCCTGCGGGAGGTCGGCGTCCGCACACGAGGCACTCGCTTGAATCGCGCCATCAAGAGTCAGCACGACCTCGTGCGAGCCCTTGCGCATGACCACGCCGAAGCGGGCCCAGCCGTGCCCGTGCAGAAAATCCGTGGCCGCGGTGAGAGCGTCCAGCATCCGGAAGAACTTCTGCCGATCGCCGACCATTTCCATGGCCCGCTTCATGTCCTCGGCGATCTGCGGTTCATCATCTGACATCGCTTGGTCTCCTTGGTGGGTCACGAAAGGACGAGCACGGCCATGAAGCCGAAGAACGCGCAGATGATGATCACGATGGCCCGCTCGGTCCCGGTCATGGCTTGGTGTCCTCGTCCGGCGCGGCGGGGATCTCGTATCGGCGCCAAACCTCGTGGAGGCCGCCATCGCTGATGATCGTCCCGTCCTCGATCCAATCGCTCCCCTCCGCCTGGAGGAGGGGCTTGTCGTCGGGATGGGGCCGGGCGACTAGGTCAAAGGACGGCAGCGACATGTTGCTGCCGTCGATCATGGCCAGCATCGAGAAGGCGAGCCCGTTGCACCGCTCGTGCGGGGTCTTGCCCTCCAGGGTCGCCCAATAATGGGCATAGGCAGCGAGCACCTGGAGGAACGTGTCGCGCAGATCGTCGGCGTGGACGGCTTCGCTCATGATCTCGGTCCTTTCGGCGCCACGCCACGGCGGCGCTCCATGAACTCCAGGGCCATCCGGCCATATCCCACCCGCTTGCAGGCGGCGCGCAGAGCCTCGGCATCAAGCAGGGTGGACCATCGCTTGCGCCCGGCGTCGAAGATGGCCTGCTTGAAATACTTCAGCTCGACCAGCGTCCGGCGCTCCTCCTTGGTGTGCATGGCGAAGAGCTTCCGGCAGTCGAAGGCGCGACAGATCACGGGACGCTTGTCCCAAATTGTGCAGCGGCCGTTCTTCAGCGCGTAGCAGGAGCCATCCGGCTTGCGGTTGAGCGTGATCATGGTGTGGCGGTTCGGCGCCGACATATCCATGTTGACCGCAAGCTCGTAGAGGGCCGGGTCGTCGCCGCGGTGGGGCTGCACCTCAACGGGGCTATGGCAACATGCATGGCACGAGCCGCAGGGCACGACCGAATCCTCGGCCGCCGCCGCAATGAGCCGCGCGTCCTCCGAATCCATCAACGGGATCGTAATACCGGCTCGGGCCATCCGATGGTCTCCTTGGTCGGGTCGCCGTTGAGGCGGCACCGGTTCGTGTTGACGTGCTTGATCCATCCGTCCGGCGGATCGCCGCGGCCGTCCCAGGCGGCCAAGCATCGGCGCGCCAGCTCCGGGTCGTCGAAGCACCAGCGATCAATGTCGTAGGTCAGGACCGGGGCCTGAACGATGGCCAGGGTGTAAAGGTAGGGCGCCAGCCCTCGCCAAAGCCGGGCGTCATCCGAGAGCGTGAACTCCTGCACATTGGCGAGCGCCAGATTTTCGAGCCACCGATGCAGTCGTCCGGCATCAAGCATCGTCACCTCCCGGCGTGGCGGACAGCTTCTCAATAAGCGCCATCGTCGCCTCGTTGGGCGTGGCCCCGGCCGCGATCCATTCCGGCGGGAAAAGCCAGAACGCCATCGCGTCGGTGTCGCTGCCGTGCGGACCGGCCTTGAGGCAGCACATAACGCGGCTAGCGCCGAAGGTTTCGACTTCCATCTCGTCGCCTTTGGCGATGGCCAGCCAAGCGCCGCCGCTATAGGCGCCCCCGTATCGGTCCTGGACGATGACGATCGGCCAGGCGCGTTCCACCACACGGCGGTCGGCCAAGAGGTGCTCACGCATCGTGGTCCCACTTCCCGTCTCCGGAAACCGGGCGGAGAAGCTCGTCGACCGACTTCGGTCCCTCCTCGTCGGGGCCCCTCACAAAGATGCTGCCGTCGATGCCGACGATGGCCTCGTAGCGACCGCGCGTCATCGCGTAGCCCTTCCGGTGCCAGCCGGCCTGCTCCATGGAGATGAGCATGTCGGCGATGTCTTCCGACGTGGGTCGATCGTTCATTGGATGTATTCTCCCAACCCCTTCTTTTCGGCGAGCATCTCTGCCGCCCGCAGTGCGACCTTGGCCTCGGCCACGAGAGTCACGGGATGCATCGGGTGATAGGTCGCGCCCTCGCCAAGCCGCGCGCTCTCGACCTTCACGTAGGCGTCCATGCGTCGCAGCAGATCTTCGATGTATGGGCTCATCGCCTCACTCCCCGCGGGCCGCTTTGCGATAGGCCGCCACCGCGCGCTCCTGGGCTCGGCCGCCGCGCCAGTCGGTGAGCTGCTCGCCGCAGTGGCGACAGGTCATGACCGGCACGTCCTCGGCCACGAGCGATACGAGATCGGTCGGGCGCGGCCCGACGCGGAGATCAAAGACCTGTTGCTGCAGGGTCTCGTCCATCTCGCCGATCTCGCAAACGGGGCACTTCTTGACGGCGCTCATGCGGCGGAGTTCCCGTCGCGCGCCTCGGCCAGGGCTTCGAGCCCGGCGACAGCACCCTCGAGAAATGCGATCCGATGGCAGGCTTCCCTCGCCAGCGAAATCCACCCCTGCTCCGGGGCTTGGCCGCGATGAGGACACCCGTCCAGGAACTCCAGAACCAATTGAGCATCAAACCGTGCGCGGTCCTGATACGGCAGCATCATGATGTCTCCCCCTCCTTTGCATCGAGTTCCATGAGCCGGTCGGCCTCGAACTGGAGCGCCTCGGCCAGCACGTCCGGCATCGCACCCGCGGCGATGAAGGCGTCCAGCAGATCGCCAATGGCCAAGGCAAACCGATCCATCGTCCCGATCTGACGAGCCGGCCAGGCCGGCTTGATATCACCCGCGCGCCGGGTCTGCGGGAGCGGCACAAGGCCCAACCGCATCCCAAGGTCTTCCACCACCTCCTCGGCCTCCAACAACGTGGCGAGCGGGGCGTGGACAAGCGTCTGGTCCGCCGCTCGGTTGACGGTATGGTCGATCCGCAGCAGCAGTCGGCGGATGCGGTCCGCCTCGGGCGTCCCGACCTTTGTCGGCAGGCCGTGCCGGTGCCAGCAGTACGGCGAGACACAGTTGCCCGCGGGGTCAACCTGGGTCGGCCCGCACCCCTCGCACAGGACCGCAGCCGCGCGCCCGGCGCGCCATCCCTCGTCGGTGGTGATGCCGGCGAAGTCGCCGCCAAAGCCCATCGGGCCGGCGCACTGATTGCAGAATTCAGCCACGGCCACCTTCCCACCAAGCGCCGGGGCCGGTCGCGAGACAGATCTCTACGCAGAGCCGCAGCACATGCGTCGTCGCGTACTGCTGGTCCCGGTAGACCGCGCCAGACCATCCTCTTCCCGCACCGACGAGGCCGGGCTTGAGATCTTTCGGCCCACCGCAATCGAACCCAATCCAGGTCAGCCCAACGCCATCGCCTTGGACGATGCCCTTCATCGAGATCCCACCATGAATGCCGGCCGGGATGTCGTCGGCTTTCAGGCGTTCCCAGGGATGGTTCCCAGGAAGCCCGCAGTAGCCGCACCAGAAGCCGGCCGGGTTGCGTCGGAGCATGCAGCGAAGGCCGGTGACGCTATCGCTCCAGCGCACGTCGTCGGGCTCGTCCTGCCAGGGGCCGGGGCCCCACGACGACTTGTCGTAGAGGGTTTGGACGGTCTTCGGCACGCCGCGAAGGATCTGTTCCTCGGCCATGTCAGAACTCCGGCCAACCGGCAGCAGGCTTCGCCGCGCAGATCTCGACTTCGATCTTGACCTCGGCTCCGAGATGCTTCTCCAGGCTGAGGTTCCGGATGAACGCAGCAGCGTGGACGCCGGCATCGTAGAGGCTGGCCACGACCACGCTCTCGGCCTCGCCGTCGATTTCCATGAGCACGTGGATCTCCTTGTCCATGGCATTCCCCTCTAGAACCAGGACTCGACGATCACGGCGTCGTCCTGCTCGGCCCTGCTGATCCGGACGAGGCCAGGGGGCAGGAGACCGCGAAGCTCCTCCAGGGTGTCGGCGATGAGATACCGCGCCGATGCAAGCGTATCGGCCGCCGTCTGGATGACGCCCCCGATCTGGACATTCCTCACGTCCCCGACGAAATGGGGCCGGGCGACGAACCGATGGCCGAAGTCCTTGGTGCCCGTGGTCACAACCCACATCGGTAGGATGCCCGCCTTCTGCGCGTCGTACTGGAGGGCGCGCGCCATCTCCGGTGTCATTTCGCCAGCGATGGTCACTGCCTGCTCCCCGGCGCCCGGCGGACTTTGCCGCGGCCATGGATCTTCAGGTCACCGCCCTTGAGCATCTCGCTCAGGTCGACACCCATCTTGACGGCCAGGGCGCGCGCAATCTCCCTCCACGCGACATCAGCACCGGTCGAGAAGGTCAGGACGCCGACATCGCTGGTGATGGCGCACACGCTGATCGCATGCACGCCGTGGGTCTTGGCCGCCGCTGCAATGTCGGCCATGAGCGCCTCGTTGGCATGCCCGTAAAACTCTGCGCCCTCTTCCGGAGTGAGCCCAATTGACCCATCTGGATTCTTGGTGGCCATCGCTCCTTCCTCCCTTGTGTTGTCAGCTCGCCTGCTGGCGATAGAGCAGATCGGTCCAGATGCCGGTGTAGATCATCCTTCCGCCGCCTTCGTCCCGAGGGCGAAGCCGCTTGAAGTCGTCGCGCCTCGATCGAACGATGTTGTAGTGCGCGCCGAAATTGCCGTCCGTGGTTTGCCCGACGATCACCACGGCCTCTTCGCTGTCCGGCATGTCGGCGAAGTTTCCGACAGGCTCGTTTAGATCCTCCTTGGTCGATCTCCGCGTCCACACCTCATGGGCGAAGGCATAGGCCGTTGCCCGGCTGGCCAGGAGAAGGCCCCGACACGATTCAGCAATGGCGGTGCGATGGCCAAAGTGGGGTGGCATCGGGACGGCTTCGATCAGAGCGCCCTTAGCCGTGAGCGCGACGAGGACGCCCTCGGTCAGCCCGCCAATCCTGCGCATGATGGCATCGCTCGTCTCCAGCGCGACGCCGAGGATGTCGGTTTCAAATCGGCGCCGCTGATCATCCGTGAGCGGGTTCAATCTCATGGTCAGATCTCCGCTCAGTGCAGCTTCGGGGGCGGCGCGAGGAGGCCCATGAACAGGCCGGTCTTCGGTGGCGCGCGACCGGCCACGAGATCATCGCCGAGGGCGCGGACCTTCCCCGTCTCGTTGCGCAGCGTGCGGAACGCGCAATGGAACGGGCCGTCCAGCGCCTCGCCCATGATCATCACGGCCTCGACCCCGTCCGGATGCTCGCTCGGGGGCTTTGGGTCCGACAGGCCCGCAGTATCCGCGAACCGGAGCCAGCCCTCCGTGCAAACGGCATAGGCGATAGCCCCGTGCTGCTGCAGATGGTGTCTGAGCCCGTTGGCAACCGCAGCCTCGGTCTCGTTGGTCGGGACTGGGATCATGAGCGTCTGCACCTCGGTCTCCGTGACCACGATTGCCAAGGAGAACATCAGCTGATCCATCGTGATGAGGATCTCTTCGCAGAGCCTCGCGCAATGGTGCGGAAGGTCTGCAAGGATCAGCTCTCGGATGTCCGGTTGGATGGAGGATGTCTCTGGCATCAGCGGATCGTCCGTTCCTTGAGATCAATCACCCATGTCGCCGCCGCAAACCACGCCAGCGCGGCCGTCGCGCTGGCCGCCACCGCGTACCACTTCGACATCATGTCATTGCCGTTCATGTAGACGAGGCCCGACCCGGTGCAGGCCCCGGCGGCCAGATAGAAGACGAACCGAAGGCGCCGCAGATCGGCCCTAATGCGCCGAACGCGTTCCTGGTGTGCCGCGTAGTCCGCGATCCCAAGTCTGAGCGCCTGCATGGCTTCGGGCGGGGCGTCATCGCTGCGGTCGATGGTGAAGGTCATCGAGGCACCGCATGCGGGACAGGAGCCCTCCGCCTCGGCCATGGTCATCAGATGACCCTCCACACCCGGATCGACCCCTGGTCCTCGGCCTCCTCGAACGAGTACCAGTGACCGAGGCTCTCGCTCTGGCGATCGATCATCTTCACGAACCGGCTGCGGAAAGTGGCCCAGGGCATGCCGAACGGCACCTCGGCCTTGAAGCTGCCACCCTTGGGCATGGTCCACGGATACCGGTCGGAGCGCAGGACGATCGGAGGCATCGGGACACCCATCTCGACCGGCACCATGGGCGTTGCCAGGACGGCGCCGCGAGCCTCGTCGGGCGCGAGTTCGCCCTCGGCCTCCTGGGCCACAGGCGCGAGTGCTTCGGCCTGGACGACCCCGTGGGGCCGGACGGGCGCCGCCTCCGCCAGCGGCTCCTCGCTGCCGAACAGCTCCGCCTCGGTAACGCCGAGGCCGCTGATCAGCTTCTCGCGCGTAGCCGGCGCCGGGGCCATCCCGGTCCGCAGGAGCCGACCGGGCACGTCTGCCGACAGCCCGCAGAGCTTGGCCACGTGCTGCGCCATGAGCCCGCGGGCCCGCATGATCCGCCGAAGGCTGGCCTGGAAGTGGCTGTCGCCGTCCCGCGGCTCGGTCAGCTTCAACAGAATGTTCAGGTCGTGCTGCTCGTTGTAGCCCCGCCGCTCTGGGTTCGTCTTGGGCGGGGTGACGCCATTGAGCGCAAGGGGCGCCGGCTTGGTTTTGGGCGGGCTCGACGTGGTGGTGGTGCTCATGAATGGCTCCGGGTTGACGTTGAAGAAGTGTCCGAGCAGGGCGGCTTCGTCTCGCCTGAGTTGCTGCCTGCCAGCAATCGCATTGGTCAGCCGGCTTCGCGACAGACCAGCCCGCTCGGCGAGCTGCCTGACCGTGAGGCCCGCCTCGTGGCGGAGCTTGTCGATCGCCCTCCCGACTGCGCAACGCGCGGCACCCTTGCGCACGGCCCGCGGAGCGTGGTGGTCGACCATGAGGGCCAGATGGCGCGCCTTCACGGCGCTGTAAGCCTGCATCTCTTCCGGAGACAGATCCTTCAATCGCCGCCCGCCGAGGACGGCATCGATCTCACGCCGCCGCGCCCGGTTGAACGCTTCGAGATCGTCCCCCTTGAGGTCTTTCGCACGCCGGCAGGCGAGGATTTGACTCGGGGTGCCGGATCGCAGCACCTCCAGCCACGCTTCCGGACGGCCCGTTTGCTCGGGTCGCGGGGGCTTCGTTGCCGCCGCTTGGGTCGCTGCCTCGGACACGCTCGCCCTGAGGATCGCCGCGACCTTCGGTGATGGGGCCAGCGTCCCATTCAGGACGCGGGGATCATCGGGGCCCGATGGAGGGGGCGGCGGTAGCCGCTGCGTCACGACCGGCTCTGGTGTGCTGGCCCGCCCCATGGCTATGGCCGAGAGCTGTCGGATGCGCTGCTCGCGCTGGGCCTTGTCCTGGAGGAAATGCTGCGCCTCCACCAGGAGCGCCGCACCGGTCCGCGGCGCCGGGATCGGCGTAGGCGGGCGATCCTCCGGTGCCTGTTGCTTGACCTTGAGGCGGTCTAGGCGAGCCTGCTTGGTCGCCTCGCGCGCCTCACGTTTCTTGTGCTGCTTCAAGAGCTTGGCGCCTGCCGCTCGCTTGAGCGCGAGGGCGATGGCGGTATCGTTGGATGCGTCGTCGCCTGATGTCATCCCCTGGCCTTCCTGTCGTGAAAGTGGCCGGAAATCGACAGTTCGCAAATGCCGTTGAGGGATCGTCAAGGTAGAATTGGAAACAATTTTAGTCAAAGTTTCCCCTGATGCTCGATGCATCGTTTCGCCTCCTATGTCCGTTGGAGAAAAACAGGAGCGCGTTCGTTGCCGGCGCGCTTCGCTATTGCCCCGCCCTTTTGGGGTCGGGGTAGGACACCAAGAAATCGGTCGATCAATTGCACGAACAACCTCCCTCTGAGAAGTTAATCCGGAGTCGCGGGCCATTGCAACCCCTTCGGGCAGAGTCTTTGTGAACGACGGTAAACATTGGAATTGCCATGTTAAAGTGTACTGGCAGAGCGGACCCTGTAATTAGGGTGAAGTGACGGTCCGACGACTCTGCTAGAACACCGGGCTGTCCAAGAATACATCCAAGAATTTGCCACGAGCGCTCAAATTCTCGGCGGATTGGAATAGTTATAAGGGGATATCCTTGACTCTGCGGGGAGTCGCAACCCGGCACGTCATATGATATGCATTTGGCTCAATGGTCCGAATTAAAGTCAAAACTGTGCCCTGTGGCATTTTCCAGCAGGGCTCACATCCGTGTACGGAGGGGGCACACAAATGTGCCCCCTTCGCAGTCACCGTGGGGACCAGGGTGGCATTAGGCAGTACAACGAAGCGGCAGTCTTTGGTAAGGTGGCCGGGCCCGCATGTGTGCCCTCGCGGGCTCAGAATGGTGCCCCAGATGGCAGGCTGAATTAGGAAACCTGAACGTGCCGAGAACATCGATGGGCAGCGGATTTCGGTCACAAAAAAAAGCCCCGGCCATTAGGACCGGGGCGATTCGTCTACAGCGGAGATGCGAATGAACATCGATTACTTAGAAAAGGCTGGGGCGCTCCTCTTTGGCGACAACTGGATAGTTCCGATGTCGCGTGCGCTGGGGATCAATCGTCGGACAATTTATAAGTGGAGGGTGCTGGCCGAGGTGCCGGACCCGGTTTGCGAGCGGCTCAAGGAGTTGATGATCGAAAGGCGAGCCGCATTGAAGGAGCACGAGCGAGGGCTCCGAAGACCACCCGCAAGGCGCTCCACCTTCCAACGCTAGGCCGTGTTCCGCGGCGCGAAGTAGACGACCGCGAACCCAAGCACTGCGTTGAGCGCCCCGACTAGGACATAGCCGTACCACGGCATCGTCACGCCATCGGGGATCACAATTGCACTCGTACCGGCGCCACCTATGCCGGCTGCGAACGCCCCAGCTATTGCCTTTGAGACCCTGCCGAAGTCCATGGGATCACCTCACTGGATGCCGATATGTACGATCGGGAATAGCGCCAGCAGCCACACCAGCAGGATCACGACGAGCAGCACGTACAACGCGCTCTTGATCCATTGGTCGACCGGGATCTGCTTGATAAGCCACACCAAAAGGATGACGACGATCACCGCCGCAATCACATTCATGAGCAGCGGGAGAGGGGCCATAGGCTCGCTCCTTTCAGCTAGGCGTCGAGTTCGGCCAGGGCGTCGTCGATGACGGCCCATGTCACCGGGCCGGCCTTGCCATCGACCACCAGCCCTCGGGATGCCTGAAAATCGATTACCGCGGCCTCGGTAGCGGGGCCCATGCGGCCATCGACCGACAGCTTGGGCGCCGCGCCAAGTCTGTTGAGCGCGACCTGGAGCGCCGCTAGCGAGCGCGGGGCGCCCCCACTAGCGCCTCCGATGAGCGCCTTGGCCTTGGCAACCATCGCGAGGCGCTCGGCCTCGGCGTTGGCCGCCTTGTCCGATGCCGCCGAGCCACGATTGATGGCCCGCGAGATCGCCCGGCCATCGTCCTCGTCGGCGTAACGGTTGAGGTTGTGATCCATCCAGTACATCAGGAAGACCACCGTCCCGAGGGCCGGGTCCTCCACCAGCTCGGGGTGCGCCTTCAACGGGAGCGACAGGCGGCGGCCCATTTCGACGTAGTTGGCCTCCCAGGTGAGCTGCCCCGGCCCGCGGCCGACGTAGGGGGCGTATCGCTGCCCGGTGCCGTACTCACGCAGGGTCCGGAAATAGGCCGTCTCGACCGCTGCTTGGGCGACAAAGTGGGCCTGGCGGAGCGGTGTCGAGAGAGTAAAGGCGGGCAGCAGCAAATCGAACGATCGCGCCAGGCCGGCAATGACGGTCCCCTCGCCCTGGGGACACAGGGCGCTCAACAGATCAGCAGAGATCATGGGGTTCTACTCCGGGAGCGGACCCACCTGGACCGGCATGCCGCCGCCCGTCCATGACTCGGGATCAGGGATCGTGAAGATGATGGGCGGCACGGACGCCTCGATTGGCGCGAAGAGCTGGAACGGTGAGCAAACGAACCGCGGGATCGTCGTGAGCTTGATGGTGCCGCCGACCGTTGGCGGCACTTCGATCAAGTTGGTGCCCCCGACATAGGTGGTCCCGAGCCGAGCGGCCCTCACTTCCCGCGTCATTGCATCCGGGTCGATGACAACCGATGGAAGACTGATCGTCCCGCCGACCTGGGCCTCGATCGAGCGGACCAGCTCCCCAGGGCAGTAGCGGTTACGCTGGATGATCCATTGGAGCGACAAGATCCGCGTTGCCGGGTCATACGCACCGGCATTGAGGCCCCGGTAGATCACAGGCGGCGAGCGGTCGATCAGCGCCCACACCATCAATGCGAAAGCGACCGACAGCGGCGCTCCGATCAGGAAGGCGAGCCACCATAGCGGCTCCCTGAACCAATGGCGGTGCCGGATGGTCATCAGCTCCCGCCCTTCTTGAGGACCATGTTCCACAAGGTCAGCACGAAGGCGCCCACGCCGGAGCTGCCGATGATGCCCAAGAGCCAGACCGCGGGCTTGAGCTGCTCCTTGGTGGCACACTCCGCGACATCGGCTTTCAGACCTTCGATGTCGGTGCTGATCTGCTGGAGCTTGATGTCCAGTTTGGTCTCGATGACGGTGACGCGGCGGCTCAATTCCTGCATCTCGCGCACGATGTCGCGCAGCTCTGGCCGGTCCGAAAAGCGGCGACCTGGGCCCTCGCCGAAATCAGACATTCGGGATCACCGTCCGCGCGCCAAGCGGATGCCGGACGCGACCAGATCGGTCGTGACCAGATCGTTGTCCGACAGTGCCCGGTCGTAGCAGCCGAACACCTCGCAGAGGATGTTGGCCTCGGCATAGTTGGTCTGATTGGTGGAAACGGTCAGCTTCTGCGATGGCGTGCCGTTCACCACATTCGCGATCGTTACGGCTTGGGACAGGTCTTGGATCTTCGTCCCGCCGCGGAAAATGCGGGTGCGGATCGACCCCGCATTGTACGAGAAGGCGAAGGTGACCGGGTCCAGATAGGTGAGATCGACCGGCGCGCCCATCACAACCGGCGCCGACTGCGCCCCGTTGTTCGTCCACCGCATCGCGGGGTTGAGTTGCGTGGAGGTCGTCGGGTAGGCGGTCCCGATCGACGCGTACATGATCACGCCCTTGAGGTTGACGTATTGGTCGGTCGAGAGGACCGGGGAAACCCACGTCGTCACCCCGTGATCGGTGGGGAGCCCGACAGCGCCATGCATGAACATGGTCCAAGGCAACGTCAGATCCGTCGTCGGTCCGGGCAGGATCGTGTTGCCCCGAAGCTGGATGCCACCATTGGTCATCAGCGACGCGGCGGACCAGCCTGCGGTCGCCCCACCCGCGGGGACAACCGCCGTAGCGCCACCGCCGGCCGCATTGGTGATGCTGGCCGTGGTGTCGCTGCCGTCGATGAAGTACAGGCCGGTCAGCCCGGCGGACGCAAACCCGCGGGGGCCGTCGAAGGGCAACGTCGGATCGTCGGACGTTGCCGAGGTAACGATATCCACCATTCAAACCCCCTAGGTCAGGACGAGATCGGCAAACGGGATCAGCCAGTTTGCGAGCGGATAGGGACCCGTCCGGCTGCCGTAGGAGTGATCCGCGAAGGAAAGGGTCGAGATCGCCGTGTCGCTGTCCGCGACGTTCCCGTAAGGCCCCTGTCGGCTGATCTGGATGGTGTCGCCAGCGGCGAACGAGCCGACCGTGACTTCCCCGGCTTCACCCCGGATGATCGTCTGGCCGCCGGCTTCGGTGACCGTCCGTCCGACCCAGGCCTTGCGGTTGAGGGTCGGGGTCAGCCGATCGACCATGAACGCGCCTTCCTCCAGAAGCTTGGCGAACAGCGCGGAATGCGACCCCGCGAAAACCAACTCCTTCGAGGCGTTCCCGTTGGGCAGCACAGCCCCATCCCGCCAGATCGCGACCGGAGCCGGGACGGTGAAGACCTTCGGGTCCTGTCCATAGGTCAGTGAGACCGTCCCCGCCGGGAGATTGCTCCCGGTCGTGAACCGCAGACGGTCCACGTCCACCGCGGCGACCGACGTGATCACCGGTCCTGCGGCCGGGTAGACCCCAGCCGCCAGGCCGGCATAAGTGCCGTTGTAGAGCGTGAAGCCTGCGGCTCCAGCCCCTTGCAGCGGCAGCAACGTGGTATCGATCCGGATGGGAGGCCGCGGGACCGAGAACGTCACGTCGAACGTGGTCGCATCGATCCGCTTGGCGAACAGCGGCTTGAGGCTCACGGCCGGCTCCCGCAGCACCCGGCTGCGATAGACCACCTTGGCCACGTTCGACCCGAACCAACGCTCCCCATCGGCGGCCAGGTGGAGTTCGGCCCCGTGCTGCTGGGGGGAGCCGTAATAGCTGTTCCTGGCTCCCGGAACGTAGTAGGTCGGCCCGACCGGGATGATTTTCGCGGGCGCCGTTTCAGCGGCCCTGTACTGCGCCTGCGCGGAGACAACGCCCCCGGTGGAATAGGTGAAGAACGGGATGCGACCGCTCTGTTGCGTGATCGCCCGGATATCAGCGTCGAGATTGTCCGCCAGCGCGATCAGGCCCGCGGAGTACTGAGCGATGAAGTCGGAGTAAGCGAGGACCGGGCCGCCGCGAGTGATGTTCAGGCCATTGTTGGCTTCGCCCTGCATCCAGATGATGCCGCCCACGGCAAACGACATGCCATTTTCCATGGCGTATTGCTTGGCGCGGCGAACGTCATCGATCAGCGTTCCGTAATAGTCCCCGACGCCATCGGGAACGACAGGGACCTTGGACAACTCGTCCAGCAGGCGGCCACCCCGTCCAGGGAAGGTCACGAGGATCTGGGGTTCGCCCGTGCGCGGGGTGGGGGAGAACGGCCCGACGACGAGTTCCTTGACCATCGCCGCAAAGGCGGTGGCGATCGTCTCGCCAGTGGCGCCGTCAACCTGCTCGGTCAGCGGGACGAAGTTGAAGTCGGCCGCCGGTCGCCCTGCCGGATTGAGGGCCCAGGCGTCCAGCTTGAACGTACGCACGCCCCTCGCAAACTTGAAGGCGTTCGACCCGGTCGAGGCGAGGGACATGGGGGGCAGCGCCTCGGCGCCCTCCCCCAGGCTTTGCCCGTAGACCGGATACATCACCAGTTGCGCGCCGAGCGGGTTGGATGCCCCCGACGATCCGCCTCCGCCCGGAATGATGTCCTTAGCCGGGTCCGAATGCAGGCGCATCTTGACCCGGCCATTCGCCGTGACCCATTGGCAGATCACTTCCGGGTCCGCGCTGCGCCGCAGGGTCCCGCCGCCGATCCCGGCGAGCAGGAACCCCTTGAACATGGCAAAAAGGCTCTGGTCCGTGATGCCGCCGAGAAGCCGGTTGCTGGGCTCGGGGGTGGAAAAGCGCAGGATGAAATTCAGCCCATCAACGGTCGTCGCCCCATCGGGGATGATCACTTCCGAAATCGGGCCGAGAACGTCCTGCACCTCGCCGAGCGGATCGTTCACATCGAAGGTCACCACCCCATTGTCGCGGATCACCCGCTCCGACGAGTTCCGCTCGAACGTGGAGGCGATGACCGTGGTGGTGAAATCGGCCGGCACCGAGGTGCGGCCAGCCACGGGCGAAACGGTGCCCCACAACTCGCCGTTGACCGGCGTCGAGAAGTGGCACCGATCGATCGTGGTGGCGATCTTGCCGCCGGCCGCGCCGGACTGAAGGAAGCCGTACAGGCCAACCCCAGCGGGATCGAGCGTGCAATCCGTGATCGACCCATTCGCGGACATGCCGGTCGGGAGGGACGGGCCGGTCCCGCCGCCGATGATCTCGATCTGAGCGTTTGCGCACCGCCGGATGCGGCAGCCGCTGATCTCGAAATCGCAGGACGCCGGGACGATGCCGTCTTTGGCGCAATCGTAGATGTCGCAATCATGAACCCGCATCCGGGACTTGATCGCGACCGTGGAGCCATGGTGGGCGATGCCGTCGCCCTGCACCGTCCCGTACATCCGGCACCCGCTGAAATACGAAACCGGGAGCATCAGCAGGGTTTCGGCGTAGCCGACCGGGAAGGTGCGTGCGGCGAGATCGTTGGAGACCCCGTGCCACTCACAATCGAAGTAATAGACGTTGCCCGCCGAGTCCTGCGTACCGTTGACTTCGCCCCATTCGAAACGGCAATGCCGGAATACTGCGGTTGCGCGATCAGCAAAGAAGACATCGTTGCCGCCTCGCGAGAAGACGATGTTTTCGACTTCGAGCTGCGGCGCGCCGACGCAGTAGAGAACGGCCGCGCTGGTGTTGACCTCCATGGTCGTAGCGTTCGGAGCCGTGCCGAAGCTGTCCGGCATGCGGACATACAGGTTCCCGCCCGACACCCGGCGACCACCCTGGGCCTGCCCCTCCAGGTCCGCAGGCACTCCCGTGAAATACGGCAGCCAGCTATCCTCTAGCGTGATCCACGGATACGGGTGGCTCGGCACGCCGGGGAAATAGACCGTGCCGGACAGGGTCACATTCGGCGAACCGGCAGCGTTCTTGTTCGGGCGGAACCAAACCTTAGTGGTCCCGCCAAGAAGCTGCCAATCGTTCGGGCTGAAGTCGGCAGCAATGATCTTGGTTTGCGAGCCGCCGCGCCCCCTGATGCGATAGCGCGAGAACAGCTTGTCGTCCGCGACGATCGCTCCGCGGAGTTCCGCCGACAGGATCACCACGTCGCAGACCGACAGGCGGTTTGCCTGGGCGATGGCAACGGCCTCGCTCCACGTCTTCACCGGAGCGCCGTTGGACCCGTTGCCGCTGATCGATGCCTGGGAGTCGATATAGACGGTCTGGCCGATGAAGCCGGTGCGCTTGACGTGGGTGATGGTGGCCGAGCCCGAAACCGGCGGCAGGAGGCCGACGACCACCCGGCCGACCGGCAGCACCCCCGGAGCATCCAGCGTGATCTTCAACGTGCCGTTGACATACAGCTCGATGGTCAGGCTGCGATTGGCCTTCACCTTGGCGATGATCTTCAGAACGTCATTCAGGACGAAGGGAACCGAAGGTGCATCGGTCCCGGCCTGGGGCACCGTTGCGTAGCCCGCCACGATGCCGCCGCTCCCCGTGTAGTTCTGGCCATAGATGCCGCCGCCCGAGGCTGCATTGCGCCAGTGGTAGAGGATCGCACCCGTGCTGATGTCGCCGCTGATCGCCGGGTCGGTGCCGATGTACGGTCCCACCGTGCCGTCGACCGTTCCCGCCGTGATCTTGTACTCGGCCTCGATCACGTCGCCGGGCACCAGATCATAGGGGAGCTTGATGCCGACCGGCCAGGGCTGCGGTAGCGACGCCGTCGTGTCGATCTTGAAAGACCCATCGGTCTCCGAGATCGTCCACCGGGTGGCGGGGTTCGTGATCGTCGTCCACGACTGCACGTATCCCGTGCGGTACTGAAAATTGGCCTGCTGCGGCTGCTGAATGAGACCGGCGTTCACGTCTGCAATCGCTCCCGCGTTGGCGTTGACCTGGACGGCAAGGCTGCTGATCCGATCGACCCCCGCGATCCACGCGGACCCGCTCCAAGTCCAAATGGTCGGGTAATTGTTGGCCGGGACAGGATCGGCATAGAGGAGGGCGGGCTTGCCGACAGGCTGGCTCGTGTCGGCGTCCATCGTTGCTTTGTTGGGGTAAGTCTTCATCCCGTTGGCCGACGCAACGACAAACAGGGAATTCAGGTATCGCCGGATCTCGTCTTTGATCGGCTCATGCGGGGTCCCGTCCGCATTGAGATCACGCCAGATTTCGTCAGCGTTCGGGATCGCCATAATCGGGGGCTCCGTCAAAGAACGGTGGTGTCGGAACGGGTCTTGGGGGATCGGCTAGGAGAGGGTCGTCCAGCCGCTCTTGGCTTGGATGAGCGCGTTCGCGGGTCTCGCGAGGCCCCATTTGACTTGCTCGATGACCCCATTCAGCGGGGGCGTGACCGAGAGGCTCACAGTGATCTTTGCGGGCGTTCCCGTGGGGACCGCGCCAGAGGTGTCCGTCACCACCGGTAGGCCGTTGGCAGCGAACGCAAAGTCGTTGGCGCGGTATCCGTAGATGCCGGTCGTCATGTTCGTCGCGGTGACCGACTGCGATGCCACACCCGTCGCCGCGGCGGCGACCTGGGTCAGGCCGCGCATTGCCGAAACCGCGCTGAACTGGATCAGGTTCGCATCGGCAATCGTGGTCTGGAGTGACCCGACGACGACACCCGAGTTGGTGGTGCCGGGGGCGACCTTCGCGCGGGCTCCGAAGAAGCCCTCCACGGCATTGAAGTCGACGCCGGCCGTGTGCTGGATGAGAGGGGCGCTACGCGACGCGGTGGCGGCATTCACCACGATCGGCGCCGTATCGGTCGACCCGTTTTCCAGTTGGTTGAGAATGAAGAAGATCACCGAGCCAGCCGGCGCAGCGACGCGCATCTGCTCGGTGGTGGCGGCTGCCGTCCTGCCCCCACCCACGCGCGAATACGGGGTCGAGGCCGCGAACGCGACCGCAGTCGCTCCGCCGATCTCAATGCGTCCGGCGGAGCCCCGGTAGACGATGGAGCCACGGCAGGCACCGACAACGGCGACGATGCCGCTGATCGTGGCGAAGGCGTCGGTGGTCCCAATGGAGTTGTCCAGCTTGTAGACGAACCCGTTCAACGCCCCGCCGGTCAGCAGGGCGTTGAGGATCGAGCCCGAGCCCATGCTGGCGCTGTCATCGACGCGGGTCAGCGTCGCCGCAGCATCGCCGCTCAGAGTGACCCCGGTTAGATCGACCGGCGCCGCATTGCGATTGGTGCAGCGGTTGGTTCTGTTCTCCCAAACCTCAAGCCCCCGGTCGCAGAGCGGGGCGGAGTTGGCGGGCACGAACGACAGCGCCCCATTGGCATGGGTTACGATCTGTGCCGACGTGGTGAGGACATCGAAGATGCCGGCCAGCGTCGAGGCCGAGCCGTTGAGCCGGTACTGCCCGCCCTTGAAGTCGGCATGGACCGAAGCGTCCGGATCGTACCAGACGACAGTCATCGTCACGGAGCCCGAGGCGGCGCTCTCATTGCCGGCGACGGTCGCGGTTGCAGTGATGGTCTGCGCCCCGCTGCCGAGGGCGATCAGGGCGACGGACCAGCTGCCCGCGCCAGATGCGGTCGTCGTGGTGTTGAGGACGGCGTTGGCGAATACCTTGATCGTCGCGCCCGCAGCGGACGTGCCAGTGATGGTCGGGTTCGTCTGGCCGATGGTCGCAGGCGTGGTGGTGATGACCGGAGCCGCGGGGAGAACCTCGGCCAGCACGCCAGGCAGGGTCGGGAGGCTCTCGACGCTCGACCAATTCGCGCTCGTGGCGAAATACCACCAGTCGCCAGTGCCCGGCGTGTCGACATAGCTGCGGCTAGAGCCGGGGCTTGAGTAGAGCGGCCCGGCGATGAGGGTCGCGCCGGTAAACGAGCTGGACGAGTTGCGATAGAACCGCAGCGATGCATGCTTGGGCGAGTTCGGCGCGGTCGCCTGGACCGTCACCGAACCCAACGTCGGCACGCCCTGCTGGGCCGTGAGACCGGTCGGAGAGGGCGGCGCCACGGGATCGGCAACGGCGGTGAACGACACCGGGGGAGTCGAGAAATCGCCGCCCGCCCCGCGCGCCCCCAGGAACCGAACCTGCGCCTCGTAGCCTTGGCCATCGGCGAGCGGGTTGGTTTCCACCTGGAGGCCGTCCTGCGCCACCGGCAGCGACTGCCAGGGCGAGACGGGCACCGTGACGGGGCGGTAGCGAGCACGGGCGGTATAGATCGGCCTCGGAGGCGGGTCCCACGTGATCACGCCAACTGCCTGGACGGTCTGGCCATTGATCGGCCGATGCACGATGGCGACGGCAACGTTATCCGGGATCGGGATGTCGTCTTCGTCCTCGTCCTCGGGTGGCGGGACAGCCGGCAACTTTTCGTCGACGGTCGCGGTCCAATCCCACCAATCGTCATAGGAGGACACGTCGATCTCGACCATCATGGTCGTCCGGTCCAACCGCATCCCGGTCACCTCAAAGAGACCGTCGATCAGCAGCTCCGGGATGACGAGCGTGATCCAACGCTCGCCCCAGGCATCGAGCCCGGCGAGCGTGGTGCGGACGGTTCCAATCCAAGTCGGGTTGCCGCGGCGCAGTACCTCGCGGGCGACCCGCTGGGCCTGACTCTCGGCCGGGACGAACCGGAGCTTGATCTGGCTGCTCTCCGTTCCGTTGCGGTCGATCCCGGCGTCATCGGTTTGGATGCCTGCCTCGGTCTCGGCCCAATCCCAGGCCTCGGATACGTAGGTCGCGCGGACCTCGTTGACGCGCTCGATCGCAGCCTTGCCGTTGGTCAGGTCCCACCCGAAGAGCTGGTCCTCGCCCAAGGTCACCGACGAGGCCGGGACGCCGCTGGGGATGGTCCACGGGTCAGCCGGCAGCGTGCGATAGCGTCCTGCGCCGACAGAAAGCCCGATCTTGCCCTGCGGGGTCTGGATGAGCCGGCCAGCACAGGCGTCGAGCAGATCCTTCAGAACGTCCTTCCGGTCCTCCGTAAGCTCATAGCCTCCCCAGGAGCGCCACCGCTTCTCAACGCCCGCGACCACCCCGTTGACCTTGATCGGGATGAGCTGATCGCAGATTGCCGCGGCAGTGGCGAAGCTGGCGGTATCGACCCGAGACCACGCGATCCCGAACCCGACAGGGATGCCGTTCTCGGTACGGGTCAGATAGTCGAGGACGACGAGCGCGGCATTATCCGACCACTTGTAGCCGGACTCGGTGCCGGCATGCTGGGCCGGGTCCCGAGGGTCGAAGATCTTGGCTCCCCTGAGGACGACGCGATAGGGGGGCGGCCCCTGCGGAAAGACCTTGAGCTGGTCCTCGTCCTTGAGATCATTGTACTCGACGTAAGTACAATTGAGCCCGTGCCCCTTGTGATCGGCGGTCCATCTGTCGTCGAACTGGGCGATGACTTGGCTGGGCGCGCCGAGATAGCTGATGATCGTGACGACGCTGTGCCCCTCGTCACCACCGAACCCGCTGCCTTCTTGCCACCACGGGTCGTCGGTTACTTGCCCGTTGTCGTCAACCTGGACGCGTTCGTCGTTGAGCCAGTGCTCCTCCGGGTTCGGCGCCCCGATGACCGAATCGTCGACCTCGTGAGCCGCGTGGCAAACGAGCGTCTTCAGATCGCCCTCGGAGGTGGAGTCGTAATACAGAAATACGCCACCTAGCCGCTGCCGGCCGTAGATGCGGCGACGCGACGGGATCGCCTGCTTGACGGAAACGTCGCCGTCCTGCATCTGCGGCTTGGGCGGGGTTGGCGACAGCATCATCTGCGCCACCGACCCGAGCACGGTGAGGCCGACGCTGATCGCGGCCCAGCCCCAGGCCCCGATGCCGAGGAAGGTCAGGCTGGCCGCTCCAGCGGCGATACCGCCAGCGACGCCGGCCCCGGCCGCCGCGGCACCGAGGGCAAGCGGAATCGCAACCGGCATTTACGGGAGCCTCCAGGCAAAGGTCGCGTGATCGGACGCGGCCAGCTCGTCGCCGACTTTGGCGAGCCATCCATCCGGCCCGCAGATCGCCAGGGCCGGACCGTCGCTCGTCGCGATGACCCCGATGTCTCCAGGCCGGCAGTCGCTCGGGGGGATGATCTCGGCGCCGATGGCATCCATGCGCCGGGCCGTCACCCGCACGAGCCCACCCATGGGGATCAGCAACCGGAGATACTCGGCGCGGGTGTGGTATTTGCCGCGGAAGTCCTCGGCGAGATCGATGCCGACCCGCTTGCGAACCCAATCGGCCACCCACAGCGAGCAGTCGCACCGGCCCAGCTCGACGGGCGTCTCGTTGCCGATGCGTAGATGGTCCGCCAGGCCGGCGTCGAAGGCCGGCCCCCCGGCGCCTAGTGGCGCGGCCATGCCACGTCGCGATCCACGAGAGAGGGCGGGAATTGGCAGGCCAGATCGCCCGGAAAGCGGCGCTGCTGATCGCGGTCGGTCAGGAGACCGAAAGGCGCGCGGCTGCGCTGGGCGAACAGGGTCTCGCAGGGGAGATTGATCGTCCGCAGGCTCGGGCCCGTCGCCGTAAAACTCGGCTTCTGCATGGCCCAAACGCCAAGGACCAGGAGATTATCTAGCGGGACCAAGCCCGGTTGGCTTGCGTCGAAGAACCCGATCTGCACGGTCAGATCCCGGCCCTCGATCTCTTGGTTCGCGACATCCTCGCGGGCTGCGGCCACGACCGTTTGATCCACTCCGGAAAGCGTGAGGCTCAGTTGCGGGGCTTGCCCGTTGATCGCCTCCTCCAGCCCATCGATCGACTGCAGGGGGCTCCCGTCGTTGTTCACTCGGGAACCGACGCCACGCCACGTCTCACCCTCCCGTTCGAGTTCACCGTCCCCCTCCCAAACGCGGATCGGGGTGGTCAGGAAATCGAACGTGATGAAGAGCGATGCGACAACATGGAGGCCCTGCGCCTGCGCACGAACCGCAGACGGGAAAGGCGGGAAGAAGGGCATTTACCAGACCTCGACGAGATCGATTGTGGCGTTGCCGTAACGGCCGAGGCTCAGGTCGAACCGACCGGTGTCATCGGCCATGAGCCGCATCGGGCAGCGGGCCTTGCACCACTCGACAACGGTGTCCACGGGCACCGCGGCGCGGAGCTTCGGAGTGAGCGTGAGGACGGTCTCGTTGCCAGCCTGCGGGGCGGCGCCGATGATCAGGTATAGGAAGTTGCCGAGGCCGATGTAGGAGCCGGTCAAGATCGGCGTTTCAGTCGAGGCGTTGTAAATCCGAACCTGATTGGTGCCGATCGGCGCGAGCGCGACCACCTCGGCCGGGACGCCGCCTTGGGAATAGCCAGCCCCGTCGCTGTGCATCGTCTGATCGCTGTGCGGGATGCCGCCGATAACCTCCCTGAGGCGGTTTCCGGTGGAGCAATCGCAGGGACCGATCAGCGTCCGATTTCCGCGACCTTCCATCTGCGCAATCCAGGCGCGGAAGGCCAAGATCGTCTCGCGGCTGTAGAGCGGAAATGACAGCGACGCCTGCCAGCGCAGCAGCCCGGAGGACACGACTTGCTCGCGGCCGACGACGGTCTCGCCGCCGGATCTCGTGCGGGCGTCGAGCCACCAGTTTTGCAACGTGGGGGACAGCACGACGGGGAATGGGATCAGCAGCATCAGGGTGCGAACCGCAGATTGTAATTGCGCTGAATGCTCGGGACGTTCTTGCCGGCCTGGCGCACCCCTTCCGTCACCCCGGCGGAGATCATCCGCATGATCTCTTGGTTGCCCTTGGCGCCGTTGACGACGATCTGCATGGGCTGGCCATTCGTGGTCGGCGACAGCAGTCGCCGGGTGGCGTTGGCCGGGGCGATGTAGCCCCGCGCTGGCATGTTGGCGATCTCGGGCCCGCTCTCGCCGACGAGGACGGGACCGGGTCCGCCCATGCCGCCAGCGGCAAAGGACCGGCGGAAACCGGTCCCGAACCCAGGCGCAATCGACGCCGCGGCGCCAGCGGCCCCAGCGGCTCCAGCTCCGCCGCCGGCTAGGCCGAGGATGCCGCCAGCGCCGACGTTGAGGAGTTGGTTGAACAGCCCCCCGAGCGGGCCTGCGCCAAAGGCACCCTTGGCCAGCATGGTGAGGAGCTGGAGGCCGATCTTCGCGAGAGCGTCGCTGAAGCTCGTCGCGCCCTGGATGCCGGACTCGATGGCGTCGCCGACCCCGCCAATCGCCTCGATCAGCTCCTCGTTGTGGTCTTTGGCCTTGGCGACGGCGCGCTGGTAGTCGGTGAAGGACAGGGCCCCGGCGTCGAGCATCTCCTTGTAGTCGGCGAGGAGCTTGGTCTCCCGCTCCTGATCGGTCATCAAGGACTCGTGGAGCGTCTGGCCTTCCTTCATCAACTCCAGGCGATGCTCAAGGCCGAGGTTGACCTCGTTCTGCTTGGTCTGGATATCGACGAACTGCTTGAATTCGTCCGATCCCTCGGCGAGGCCCGTCTTCCGAGCCTCCTTGAGCGCCAGATACGAGGCGGTGACCCGGTTGCGCGCCTCGACCCCCTGGTCGTAGACGACCGCCAACTGCTGATTGAACGCGATCTCGTCCTTGAGGGCCTGAGTGCGGTCCTCGGCGCGGTCCTCCGGGGTGACCTTCTCCTTGGCGGCCTTCTTCGGCTTGATCACCCCGCCGTCGCCATAGAGATCCCTAGAGAACCGGCTCATCTCCAGGTCCGCCGGGCTCTCCTTTCCGAAGAGCTGGCCGAGGAGGTCCGTCCGGCTTGGCAGGCCCTTGAAGTTGATCCCGCCGCCGCCGATCGTGAACGTCTTCGGCGCCTTGGACAGGTCGACGACAGACGCCTCGGCCGCGCGGATCGAGTCCGTGAATTCCTTCGCCTCCGGGACGACCTTGGCGAACCCGAGGCCGAGCACGTTGAGCGGCTTGATCGCGTTGTTGATCTCGTCGCTGTCGACCCAGGCAGGCTCCGACAGCAGCGACGACGGGTCCAGGTTGCCGAAGGTGTTCCCGACCGTGCCGAAGCCCTTGGCACCGTTCGGCTGGCCACCGAAGCTCATTTTCCCGCCGGCCATCGGGAAGGTCGGCTTGGCATTGGACATAGCGTCCATCGCCCCGACCGCGCCTCGGACAGCGTCGCCAAAATTGACCGCGTCGACGGTCGCGTCCACGAAGCCGAAGCCGAGCACCTTGAGTGCCGTGGTCGCCTTGCCGCCGCTCCGCGCGAACGCCTCGTTCAATTCGTTGAGCGCCCGAGTGCGGTCCGCCTGATCCTTGAGCTTCGCGATCAGGGGCGCGACGGCTTCGAGGAGGCCCGTGATGCGTTGTTCAGCACCCGGCACCGTCCCCTGGAGGGCCATCAACTCATCGATGAAGGCCTCGATCTGCGCGAGCGTCGGCGTCGTGGTCTTGCCCAGCTCGTCCAGGGATTGCCGGAACTTGTCCAGCCCAGGCCCGAACTTTTCGCCGAAGCTCTGACCGGCGCGGTTCGCTGCGGCCTCATATTGGTCGAGGACCTTGGTAATCCAGGCCCAGTCACCGGCCTCCTTGATCTCGTTGAAGCTCTCGGCGATGGCCTCATTGTTCTTCTTGATCGCGTCACTGAGCGCCAGCTTTGCCAGGCTGGAATAACCGAGTTGCAGAAGGCTGAGTGCGTCCTTGGCGTCCGAGACTTTCTGCTGATTTTCGGTCAGGACACCGCCGAGCGCATCCTGGGCAACTTTGAACGAGTCGGTCGCCGCGGCAGCCTTATTTGCCTCATCGCCCATGCCGAGGAGGGCCGTGCCCAGGGCACCGAGCGCGCCGGCCGCCGCACCGAGGATCGCACCCCAGGGCCCAAAGGCCCCGAGCACTTGCGATCCTTGCTGCGTGAGGGCTCTTATGACCCCTTGCCCGCCTTCAATTTGGACGAAAAAGTCACCGACTTGGTAACCGACGTTCTGTAGCTGCTGGCCGAATTGGCGGGACGATCGCTGCGCGTCCTGCATCGCCCGCGTGGCCGCAGCGCCAGCCCGAACCGACCGGGTCTCGATGTTCCCTAGCGCGTCGTTCGCGGCCTTGCCGGCCCTCTTGAATCCGCCTTCGGTCATCTGACCGAGTTGCTGCATCTGCTTGGAGTAGCGGCGCAGATCGGCTTCGACCGTGACTAGGAGGGTCTCAAGCTCTGTATTTGCCATCGAGGCCGCCCCGTGGTATGCGTGCGGAAACGACTCAGAAACCCGGGGATTTCAATGAGCCATTACATCCCGCTGATTGTGATCGCCGCCTTGGTGGGCGGGGTGGCTGGCGCCAATGTCCACGACTTCGGATCGAGCAAGCCGGACCCGGTCGACGCGTATTTCGAGATGGCCAGAGCCCAGGGCGACGCCGATGGCGGCAGGATTTTCTGTCTCAAGGACGACGCGGCCGAACGGTACAAGGTCAGCAACGCCATCGTTGGTCACGGCATCGCGTTGCCAGGGCTCGCCGAGAAGGCAGGCCTCGCACGTGAGACGGTGCAGCAGATCGTCGATGCCTATTTCGATCGCTTCAACGCTCAGTCCGTTGGCCCTTGCGATCCCGCAAAGGTGGAGAGCAACGAGGCGCGGGCTCTGGAGTTGAAGCGGTCGCTCAGTGCAGCGTCTTCGGCGGGTTGATCTGCTTCAGCCGCTCCAGGGTCATCGGCTCAACGCCGCTGCCCTCGCCATCGCCGCCATGGGCAGAGTTGAACCCATCCACGAGAGCCGTGAGTTCCCACAGGCTCATTTGCCAGACCTCGCTCGCGGTGTAGCCGAGGGCTCCGCCGAGACCGAGAAGGCGGGCGAGGCTGAGAGCATTTCCTCCTCCTCCTCGTCCGCTTGATCTTTTCCCGCGGAGAGCCCGCTCGGCGGTTCAAGGATGGCCGCGTTGACGATCAGCCAGAACAGCTTGACGTTCCGGACCATCGGCCACGCCATCATGCAGCGGTCGACAACCTCCTTGGCCTGGAGGGGGTCCTGGCCACCTCCCACCAGCGCCGTGATGAGCACGGCACGCATCTCCCCGATGCGCCATTGGTTCGCGCGGAACCGCTCAACCCATTCGATGGTGCCGGCGCGGAAGCGGGTCTCCAGGTCTTCGAGCTGGCCGAGGCCAAGGCGAAAACGGTGCAGTTCGTTGGCAAACGGCACCTCGATCAGTGCGGTCCAGGTCACGTCGTTGCTCCGGGGAAGGTGAGGTCAGCGGTGTAGGGGACCGGCCCATCGCTCGTGAGCGTGATCTCAAGGGTGACATACCCTTCCTGCTCGCCTCCGATGTTGCGGCTGGTCATCAGGAAGGGTCCCTGCCAATAGCCCGTGTTGAGCAGGCCGATCCGCCAGCGGTGCGAGGCCGCGGATTTGTAGATCGCCTCGAAATCGTCCAGACGCTCCTTCGCCAGCATCCCGGTGCCCGAGATGTCCTCGGCGAAGTAGTTTGCGGTCACCCGCCGCACGGGCAGCGCGGTGGGGTCGTCGCAATCGGCGATCGGGGTTTCCGTGTTGTTGAGCGTGCCGTTCAGGGCTCGCGAGTTGATGCCGCAGGCGAAGAGCCAAACATTCGGGACATTGGGATCTTCGAAGTACAGCAGCAGCTCCCTCGCACCGACGAGTTCGGGCTGGGCCATGGCGTGGGCTCCATCGTGGGAATGGCGCGCATCACTGCGGGCCGGTCAGCCTTGCCCAAGGGCCGGGTCGGGCTGGCCGTTAGAGATCGGCCGTGGTGTCAGCGCGGTAGTCGGTCACGAGGTGCCGGGTCGTGCCGTCCGGATCGCGCAATACCTGAGTGCTCTGATGCTCGATGAGCTGAAGGGCATAGGGCCCTGGCAGCGGGAACCGCTTGGCATGGAGGCTGGCATACACCGCAGCCCCGAGGGCTCGCATGGTGTCGCCAGCATGGCCATCTCGGCCCCAGCCGTGGAGGGTGAAGAAGATGCTGGCCCCCGTGACGCAATGCGCCTCGAAGGGTTGGATCAGGGTCTCGCCGATCTGGAGCCAGGGGAAGTCGACTCCCATGTCCGGTCGGTCGAAAACGCGGGTGCCGACGATGGCGCTCACGGCCGGCTCTGCGAGCAGCCGTGTGCGGACTGCCGCTAGAAGTTCGTTGGAGCAGTCAGGGCTCATTGTCCGGCCTTCGCAATCGCCTTGATGGCCCGGCGAGACGCGAGTGAAATCTTCGACTTGATCTGCTTTTTCTTGATGCGGTAGGCCGGGAAGAAGAAGGGTCGGGGCGGCATCTTGCGGGTCCCGAACTCAACCCATTTCGCCCAATAGGCTTCGCCGCTTGGGGTCCGGCCCGCATAGGCTTTGGCCGCGAGCTGGAGAGCGCCCTTGGCCCCGAGGTTTGCCGCCCGAAACTTCTTCAGCCCCTCCAGCCCCTCCTGCCCAGGAGTGACCCAGCCCCAGCCGATGCTCCGCTCCAGCTCGCCCGTCCGCCACACCCGATGCGCGAGCCGGCGCTGGTAGTCGTTGAGATCCTCCATGCCCTCCGCGATCGCTTTGGACATGGCTTCGCGGACAGCCTCGGGCATCTCCCGGAGCTTCTGATCGAGCCGGGCTTGGCCACTGACCTTGAAGTTGCCCATCGCCTAGCCCGGCTTCCCCGTGAGCAGCAACAGCTCAATCATCCGGCGCATCTGGTCCGGCTCGGAGACCGAGACGATGGCGAAGTCCGGCCCGTCTTTGCCGGCGCGGAACGCCGACGTGATCAGCTCGGTTTCGCTGTCCCACCGAATGCGGACGACGGAAGGCACCTGGGCCTCAAGGCGCCCGGCCTGGAGCTGCTCCTTGCCTCGCATCCCGGCCATTTCGGCCCAGCGCGAGACGAACGGGGTCCAGCCAAGCTCCACGTTGCCGGTGGGGCTCTCGTTTTCGACCGGGCTGTAGAAGGTCAGGCGGGTCCGGAGCCGCCGAGCCCGCATCGGCTGCTTGCTCATGCGAGCGCCGGGTCCCGGTCGCGATGAACGATATCGATCACGGCCTGTGACAGCGGGTTGTCCTCGCCGTCATAGAGCGCCCGGATGACGAGCAGGATCGCCGTCTGGATATGCTCTGGCACGGTGTCGATGGTCCAGCCACGGTCGAGGGCGCTGCCGACCGGCTGGGGCTTGAGATAGCCCAGCACAATCCGCGTGCCCTCTCTCATGAGCCGTTCAACGTCGGGCTGATCATCGACCGCGTCGATGCGGAGCCGATCGCGGACCATCTCAAGCGTGACGAGCGGGGCGGTGGCCATCAGAACTTGCTCCCATCCGGAGCGATCTGGGTCAGGTCACGGCCCTGCGGCCCCTGCGGACCGCGCTCGCCGCGCTCGCCATCCCTGCCGTCCCGGCCGTCACGACCGCGCTTGACGGTCAGCGTCCAGGCCGCCTTGGCCTCGCCCGGCCGTTCGGTGGTCTCCAGGTTGCAGTGCCACCAGGAGCCGCCGAGCGTGACGATATCGCCGGGGAGATAGGTGACACCCTCCTTGAACGTGCCCTGCCAGATCGTGGTCTGCGTCTGGATTTCGTTGGTCAGAACCTCGTCGCCACCACCGACCGTGACGACGAGCGTCCGGCCACCGTCCGGCGTCGAGAAGTCCAGATCCGTGATGCTGTAGCCGTCGCGGCCGGGGTCCCCCTTCTCGCCGCGCTCGCCTCGGCTCCCGACCGGGCCGACCTCGCCCTGGGGGCCGGGCAAGCCGCGCTCGCCCTGCGGTCCCTGCACGCCATCGCGCCCGTCGCGGCCAGGGGCGCCGTCCAGGCCCTTCTCGCCCTGGGGCCCAGCCGAGCCAGCCGGACCAGCAGGACCGGCCTCTCCAGGCGCGCCAGGGGCGCCGTCCATACCGTCCAAGCCGTCGCGGCCAGCCTCGCCCTGCGGCCCTTGCTCGCCGGGCGCGCCGTCCTGGCCGTCGACACCGTCGCGGCCAGCCGGTCCCTCCGGGCCCTGCGGCCCTTCCGAGCCTTGCTCGCCGGGGTCGCCCTTCGGGCCGGGAGCGCCGGCCAGGCCGGGTTCCCCTTGCGGCCCCTGGGGGCCAGCAGGGCCGGGGTCGCCACGTTCGCCCTTGGCACCGGGCGCCCCTGGGGCGCCATCGGCCCCAGCGGGCCCCGCTGGGCCGGGAATAGGCGCCCTGGCCTCCAGGGTGGCCACCCGCTCGGACATTTCGCCGAGCCGCTCGACTAGACCATTGATGACGACGTTGGCCTGTTTCAGCTCGGCCTCGACCGCGCACAGCATCGCCGTGCAAACTTCGATGTCCTGCCGGTTGGTGGTGGCCAGCCCGCGGACCGGCTCGACGAGCGTCTCCAGGCGGCGCTCGGCCCCGTTGACCAGGGCCCGCGCCACGACATCGACATCAAACATGAGCAGCCTCCCATGCGCGCTCGATCCGCGCGACCAAGGCCGCGGTTACGTCGGTCGGCTCCTCCTCCTCGGAATCGGCCTCGGGCGGCGCGAGCTGGGGCGCCGGTTGTGGCGCCGGCTTCGCAAAAGGGTCGCCGCGGTCGCGCTCGTCCAGGGCTGCGAGCGAGTAGTTCTGCTGCTGCAAATAGGGAGTGGCGCCACCCTTGACCGGCGGGAGGTTGAGCCGAAGCCGGCTCTCGTTCGGCGCCTTGATGCCAGCGCCCACGGCCTCGGCCTCGGCCTTGATCATCGTGGCCGTGTCCATCCGGAGCAGATCGTCGATCGAGAAGCGGGTGCCGTAGGCTTTTGGAAGCGCGAGCCCTTCGTTGAGGCAGATCTCGATGCTCTCGATGTGGATCTGGAGGCACTGCGAGTAATACTGCTGCGAGAGCGCCTCGATGTTGTTGTAGGTCGGGGTTGCGCCGATCCCGACCATGTAGGCAGGGACCCCGAACGCCGCGCAGACCACCTCGGCCGTCCACCGGAGCTGCTCGATGAGCTGCGAGTCCACGGCAGAGAGCGCCATGGCCTCATACTTGAGGCCATCACCGAGCACCGCGATCTTGCCGACATTGGTGCCGCTGTAGTTGGCGTCCCAATGCGCCTTCAGCCGAGTAGCGGTCTCATCACTGATCGCGCCAGGAGCAGTCAGGATGCCGCCCGGCTGCGACCCATTGCCGAAGAACGCCGCCGAGTTGTTCTGGATCTTGAGCCCTTGCATGGCGGCGAGGCCGCAAGCGAAGATCGGCGAGGTCCCGCAGAGGGGGTGGTAGAGCGTGTTCCACCGGTCGTGAATGATCTCGCGGGCCGGTACGACGACGCTGTTCTCGATCCCGTTGAGCGTGTCGACCGCGAGCTGATAGTAGACCGAGCCGTCCTCGGCGATGAGCGGCTGGCACCGCCACGGGTCGAGCACGTACATCGCCACCACGACGCCGCGCTGATCGCGCTCCTTGAGGACGTAGGCGTTGCCGTTGACGAGCTTCGAGATCACCCACGACTGGAAAAACTGGATGCGCGTCTGGTACGGGTTCGGCTTGGCCAGGACCGGCGAGAAGGCCGGGCTGTCGGTCTCGGTCCAGATGCCATTGGCCCAATTGACCAGCATCAACTCCATCTTGGCGATGTCGGAGCTGATCAAGCTGATGCAGCGGTAAACGGCGAAATAGGCCAGCACCTCGTCGGTGGACCATTCGACGTTCTGCTGCCACGCTCCCGCATAGGGCTCGCGGACGAACGGCCACCACCCGCCGCGATTGGATGGGCCGCGCAGATTGGCCGGCACCGCCTTGGCCTCGTCCGCGGTCCTGGAGATGGTGAGGCCGAAGATCCGCATGGGCTAGTCCGATGCCGCGATCACGCCGAGCCGGAAGCCGGGCGGAAGGACGATCAGTTCGTGGTCGGGGAAGGACCGCTTATGCTCATGCATGATGTGGACCTGCTCGTTCTCTGTGAGCACGCGGTCCGTCATGAGGACGAGCTTGTCGCCGCGGCGCAGCCGGAGCCGCTGGAGATCGCCCTCCAGGACACGGACGTTGAGGACCAGCTCCGGCCGCTCCTCGGCCGCCGGGGTGCTGGGCCAAAGGTCGCTGTAGGGCTCAGTCATCGGCCCGGAGGTCCCGGCGCTGATACCGTTGCGGCTTGCGCTTGAGCTTCGGCCTGGCCGGCGAGTCCTCCGCGGTGACGGCCGCCACCTCGTAGCCGCGCTCCGAATTATTCGGAACGGCGTCCCTGGCACAGCGGGCCCGCTTCAGAAGGTCGGCCTCGATGTCGGTCGGCACCGTGAACGGCACGCCGGGGCGAAGCGCCCGATGGCGATAACGCATGGGCCTGAGAGAGATCAGTTCTGGCACGGCGACCTCTACTTGTGGCGGAACCAGCTCGGGCCTTCGTTGCAGAAGCTCTTGAAGACCGTATTCACCTCGCGGCCATGCTTGAGCCGGGCGGCGAAGAAGGTTCGAGCAGTGTAGTTGAAGACGCCCATATCGGTCGTGCCTGGGCCCGGCAGCTTCTTGATCGCGGCATCGGTCAGGGCGTCGAAGTAGACCGAGATCAACCGCTGCAAAAACTGCACCACGAGCTGGCGCCGGCCCCCGAGGAGGCCCGCGTTGAGCAGCGGCAGATGGCCATATCGGCGGAAGAATTCGAGCAAGAAGATCGCCCGGTGCTGCTGGAGCATCCATGGGCATGCGAGCCGGGAGGGCTCATCGCCGATGTACAGGTGCTCGCCCATCTCGATGAACGGGTCGTTCAGCAACTCCACGTCCGTCGCATCGACACAGAAGACGCGATCGATTTCCGGATGCGCCCGAAGATACTGGAGGTACGAGATCCACCGCTGAAAGTAGGGCTGAATGGCGGTCTCGACCCGCACGTGCTTGAGCGTCGGCGTGTCCGGCGCATCCAGGCAGTCGTGCAAGATCACGAGCTGCTGCCCGTGCATGCTGTTGATCAGCGGCAGGAGGTCATCGTAGTTCGTGGGCATCCGGGCGTCGCCGCGCTGCGGGTCCGGCTGTCCGGTGAAATAGCAGGACAGGACCACGTCCTCGGTTGCCCGGAAGGGCACGAACTCGGTCGCGTCCCGGAGCCCCTGGTGGAGGCCGCGATTGCGGGCGATCCACTTCTGGCGCTCCTCGCCGTAGACCGTCGACTTCACCTCCAGGAATTCGTCGCCACTATGGATCAGCCGGTCGCTGCCGGTGACATCGGCATATCGGAAGGTGGTCAGGCCGAGATTGTAGATCCGCTCCGAGAGGTTCGGGTGTTCCCAGCCCCAGCGCCCGAACGCCGGGTTCATACCGCCGGCCCGTTCCAGGCAGAGCCGATTGAGATAGAGCATGCAGCCGCGAGCGTGGCTGTATGCCGTGATCTTGCTGTCGCCGTAGAGGATGGTCGTGTCCCGAAGCGTCGGACGATCACGGAAATCGGCAAAGATGTACATCAGGTGCGGCTCGTCGCTCTCGACGTAGGGCCGCCACCAATCCGGGCAGAGCGGATAGGTGTCGTCATCGAACAGGAAGAACTCGTCGCACCCGGCTTCGTCCAGCAGCTCCAAGCACTTGTTCTTCGCACGAGCGATGCCGGCGTTGACCGTGAACCGGAAGGTTGCTTCCGGTGCCGGCTCGGCGCTGGCGTCGTCCACGATGACAAGCACCGAACCCGGCGGTGCGAAGCGGCGGATCTGCGCAAGCGAGTGGAGGAATGTCTCGCGCCGGTTGTGCGTGGTGACGCCGATGCCGATCTTCATCGACCGACCCCTGCAAGATGGGCCGTGGAGGCAAACGGGTTCCGCGCGCCCCAGCGGTAGAGATGAAAGAGGTAGATCCCGAGAGCGACGCCGAGCCGGCCACCGCCGGCCCGCACCGCCTCGCAGAACGTCTTGTCGAAGTGGATCGAGCGTTCCTCGAACGGGTGCTCGACCCAGACCCGCTTCGGGAAGATCAGGCACATGCCGGCCAGGACGCCGCGGGTCAGCGGTTGAACCGCGGTGCCGTGTTCCTTCCACCGGGCAAGGGCGATATCGCGGTGCCGCCCGATGTCCGGATCGGTCGACATGACGCCGCCGTGGAGCTGGTGGGGCGACCGGAGCCGATTGGTCATGCAGCCGAGCACCGCAAAAGTCTCGCCGTGCTCGGCTACCACCCGCTCAACTTGGTCGCCCCAATCTGACGTGAGCCAGATCGTGTCGCCGTCACGAAGGCAGACCCAGGCGTCCTCGGGCAGGCGCTCGACGAACAGGTTCAACCCGCCGCCGATGTCGCCCGAGAGCCAGGGTGTCGCGTGCCAGATCACCCCGATTAGGTGGTCGGCGCGTAGTTGGCGCCGGTCACGAGCGCGACGGCCTGGGCCCGGCGCTTCTGCCAGTTGATGAAGCGCTCGGCCTTGATGCCGATGGAGTTGGTCTGCCAGAGCGAGACCAGCGACGTGGCAGTCGGCGGCGCCGAGCTGTTGGTCGGGTTGTCCAGCATCTCCAGGGACGCCTCGCGGGAGGCGTCGATCACGACCTGACCGTCGTCCGCGAGGTAGACCTGGTCGGCCGCCACGAGGATGATCGTACCAGCCGGCACGTACTGCGACGTGATGACGGGCACGCCCTCCAGCGAGCCGCCGCGCGGCCCGATGTTGGGATATTCGGTCTGACCGAGCGGGGTCTTCACGCGAGCGATCTGCTGCGCGAGGATCTCGCTCATGATGAAGACCGCGTTGGCCGTCGACAGGTTCGCGGTGATGAACGCCGTGTACAGCGCGTCCAGATCGGCCGAAACGTCGTCGGTCGAGACGATCGGGGCGACGCCGTTGGTGATGGACGCCGGGGACACGTTCGCGACCGCGGCCTTGGCCGGGTCGATGAAGTCGGTGTCCATGCGGGCCCGCACCGCCTCGGCCAGGGCGTTGCGGACGAGGGTGTCCGCGCTCGGGTTGCTGAAGCGGACCAGCTCCTCGGTCAGGACCGCGATGCTCGCGATCTTGGCCCAGCGCAGTTCGATCTGCGAGAAATCGAACTTGGTCAGGGGCTTCGGCTTGCCTTCGCCGACCCAGTAGGCATTGCCGCCGCTGGTCTGTGCCGGGATCTTGATGTTGAACGGCACGTTGAACAGGTTCGGGATGCCATTGGCGCCGAACTTGCCGAGGATGGTGGTCGGCCGCAGGAACTCGATGAAGTCCCCGGCGAAGGTCTGGTAATCCACCAGCGGGCCGGCCCAGGTCGGGTCGGTCGTGGTGCCCGCGGCCACCGCGGCCTTGAGCACATTGTGGATGCGGCCGTTTTCGGGATACTGCGACTTCGCGATCTCGAACGCGATCTGCGGGTTGCCCTTCGCCGCGGCGAGCGCCTTGACGTAGCGGGCGAACTCGATGCCGGGCGGCAGCTTGGTCTCGCGGACGATGGCGATCGGGCTCTGGCCCCGGTCGGCCAGGCCGCGCTCAGTGGCAACCGTGGTGACCGGACGGGCGGTGACGGCCTGGAGGGCCTCCTGCTCGCGCAGCCGGCCGAGATGGGAGTCGATCTCCTTCACCTCGTCCCGCAGGCCGTCATACTCATCGGCCTGCTCGGTATCGAGGGTGACATCGTTCTCGCCAGCCTCGTTCATGATGTCGCCCATCCGCGCGGCCTTTGCGGCGCGGGTGTTCTCAAATGCAGCGATCTGCTCTGCGATGGTCCTCGGCATAGCCTTGGCCCCTTTCTTCGCATTGTGTTTCAGGGAGCCCGAGGCGCCGGGCAGCTTGGGACGATCGGCCCTGCGCTCCGACTGGCCGGTCGCGGCCCGGAGTTCGGCGTCGATCGATCGAATGGCGGTGATGGTGGCGTCCGCATTGGCGGGAATGGTTACGAGCGACAGCTCCAGCCATTCCCAAGTGCGGAAGCGGATGCCGCCGCCTTCGAGGAACTCGCGATCGATGGCCCGGAAGCCGATCGACACAGCACGGACGAGGCCGGCCTTGACCGACTGCCATGCTTCGTCGACACGATCGCGGAGAGTGCCGGCATCGGAGATCTTCGCGATGACGGCTCGGAACGGGATGCCTTCCTTGGTCGGCTTGGCGAACTCGACGTGGCCGACCGGCATCGTGGCGTTGTGCTGCCAAAGCAGAGGCATCGGCAGCGCGAACTTGGCGCCCATGGGCTCGACGACATCGCCGATACGGTCCGGCCGCGGGGTCGAGGCGATGCCCTCGATCACCCGGTCCTCGTCGTTGACGCTGCGGACGTGCAGGACGCTGTAGGCCCGATCAAGCATGGGCAGCTCCAGAAGCAAAAAGGGCACAAGACTGCGCCCTTGTAGGTCTCAAATGTGTGCCCTAAGATCGGCCTCGGCGCGGCGGCCCGAGCCCCCACCTCGCAGGCTTCGGCCCAAGACGAAGCCGGTCGTCGCGCCGCCTAGCTCCCCAGGAAGAGCATCTGATAGGTCGGCTGCACGACCCGCTGGAGGTCGCGGGCCTTGAGCCCAACAGCCATGGCCGTCGCGACCGCACCGTCGATGCGGAACCGGGTTGCCGACTTGTCGAGCTTACGGTTGCCGGCCGGGTCGCTCACGGCCTGCGCATTGGCGATGCAGAAGTTGAGCACCGGGTTGCCGTTGTGAGCGAACCTGCGCTGCAGGATCGAGATCTCCAGAGCGTCGATCGCCGGGCTCATATCCCGGAAGCCCTGGCCCCAGGAGACGAGCCGCAGGCCGCCGGGGATGGGCTTGTCGTCGTCCGCGTAGGCGCGCAGGCCAATGCGGTCGAACTCCCGCATCAAGTCCTTGATCCGCCAGCGATCATAAGCCAGGCCGACAATGTCGTAGTCGGTGGACAGCTCCGCGATCTGCTCGGCGATGTAGCCGTAGTCGATGGCCTTGCCCGGTGGGGCTCTGAGCCAGCCCTGCTCCTTCCACAGGGAATAGGGCGCCCGGTCCCGCAGCTCGTGCTCCTTGACCAACCCGCCCGGCTTCCAGAACCACGACCCGATCCGGTCGCCGCCGTCCGCCGAGCAGGCGACGAGGGCCGTGAGATCGGTGGTCGCCGACAGGTCGAGCCCTAGATAGATCCGCTCGCCCGGCTGGAGGGTCTCGGCGACCTTGCACGCCTCCCATTCCGACCGCGGGATCAGCGGGCTCTGCGCATCGACCCGTTGGTTCAAATAGAGGTTGCGGAAGGACGCCTCGAACGAAGGCATGCGTGACGCCCGTTGCGCCATCGCCCGCATGTCCTCCAGGGAGCGGAAATCGTCCAGAGCCGGATTAGCGAGCGGCCAGACGGCTTCATCGAAGATGTCTTCGGCGTCGTCGGGGACCGCGTAGAGATGGCAGACGATCGTGGGGTCTTCGGCCCGAAGCCCGTCATCGATCAGTTGCGACAGGATGTGCTGCGGATCATTCGATTGCGTGCTGATGATGATGAAGAGCGGCTCCTCGCGGGCGCCCATGCCAGAGTCGAGAGCATCGTAGAGAGCCCGGTTCTTGCTCTGCGCCAGCTCGTCATAAACGACGACGCTCGGGTTCAAGCCCATCTTGGTCCCGGCCTCGGCCGAGATCGCCCGATAGACCGAGCCGTTCCGGCGGCAGATGATCGTCTTCGTGGACGGGATCACCTCAAGCCCGGCTCGAGAACGCAGTTCCGGGTCCGCCGCGATCATCTGCTGGCAGACCTTGAAGACCTGGGCGGCCTGCTCTCTTTCGTTCGCGGCCGAGTAGATTTCGCCGTTCGGGATCGCCTCGGGTCCGCACAGATGGACCAGCACGAGGGCCGCGATCAGCGCCGTCTTTCCGTTCTTCCGGGCGATGGAGAGGATCGCCCGCCGCACCACCCGGCGCCATCGCCGCCCCTTGAAGGTATGGGGCTCATAGATCGCCTGGATGAACTTCCTTTGGAACCGCCGCGTCCGAAGCGGTCCACCCTGGCCAACGCCGGACGGGACGATCAGGCATTCAATGAAGCGGCGGACCCTCTCTGCGCGTTCGGGGAACGCGCCGCGCTTCTTAGGCAAGCAGCCCGTCGAACTTCGACCCGTCCTCGATCGGACCAGCGGCGATACGGGATCGCGCCGCCGGACTCATGCCGAATTCGCAGGCGTACCGGACCATGTCGGCGGCGGCCTTGTGGGCGGTGCCGACGAGCGGGTTCTGGATGGCGTTGCCGTTGCTCGTCTTGATCATCAGACCACCGGTCAGGAGATCCCGCTTGGCCATCTCGGCAATGGCCTTCTCGGCCTGGACCCACCGACCATAGGCTTGGCAGTACGCGGCCAGGGCGGCCCTATCCAGGCCGGTCAGCAGCCCAAGGGCATGCAGTTCCGGCGTGATCCGCATCCATTCGATCGCAGCGGCCGTCGACAACACTTCCGGCGGGTCGGGGATCGCAGAGATCGGCTTCGGCTCGCGCTTGTTGATTGGCCTCTTGCCGGGGTTGCCCTGGATGAGCTTCAGCGCGGTCGGCTTGGCAGAGGATCGGAGCTTTGACATGCAAGGTCTCGAACAGGCGCCGCACGAGGTACGAGCGGGCGATGGAAACAACCGTGAAGATCGCGCCGATCGCCATGTTCTCGCCGAGGCTGGTGTGCAGCCCGAAGAGCGGGAACACGGCGATCTGCGTCGCAGTGGCGACGACGAACCCGATTGCCGTCGAGGTGCAGGCTTCGATCAGCGAGAGCCGGCGGCTCTGCATCGTTCGGTTTCTGCCCAATGGACGATGGCCAGGCCGCATTCCCGCAGGGCCGCGGCATTGGCCGCCATCACCGCTGCAAGGGCCAGGAGAGCCGCGTCCAGGCGCTCCAGCGCGACGGCGGCCGACTCTGGCGACAGGTCTGCGCGCAAGATCATCAGCAGCCCCCCCTAAGTCTTGGCACCGACCCGCGCGCCGATGCCGACATTGGCGCTGCAAAAGTCACCCTCGGTGAGCCAACCGAGAGAGCCGTTGACGTTGACGACGATCGTTTGACCTTCAGCGGGCTCGCTCAACAGATCCACGAACGATTCCGCGGCGGCTTGGGCCGCGGCGCGGTCCGTGGCGTGGACCGGCTGATCGCTGGCAACACGCTCCAGTTCCGCGGCGATCTTCTCCTTGGCTTCGGCTTTGGTGTCGGCCGTCACGCTGAAGGAATAGCTCATAGGATCGTCCTTCCGCTGTCACTGGACCGTCTTGGCCAGCTCGGGGTGCGTCGGGGCCTGGAGGCGCCGGGCCTGGACGGCCTCGTAGGTCTCGCCGGTCCCGTCCAGGCGGGCCTCCTCGCCCGTGAATTCCTGCCAGCGGCGAATGATCACGTCGCAATAGACCGGGTTCAGCTCGCAGCCGTAGCCGGCGCGGCCCATCATCTCGGCCGCGATCAGCGTCGTGCCCGACCCGAGGAAGGGATCGTAAACGGCCTGGCCGGCGGAGGAGTTGTTCTCGATCGGCTTGCGCATGCACTCGACCGGCTTCTGCGTGCCGTGATCCCAGGTCTTCTCCTTGCCCTTGCCCGCACCCATCGGGTTGTTGTTCTTGATCTCCCAAACGGTGGTCTGCTTCCGATCCCCGTTGTAGTGCCCGGTCTTGCCCTTGCGGACCGCATACCAGCAGGGCTCATGCATCCAGTGGTAGTCGCCCCGCGACACCACGAAGTGCTGCTTGACCCAGATG